GACCTCCTCGGCCGTCCCGAGCGGCAGCATCGCCGCGCGGTCGGTCTTGGCCGGCGCGTAGATCGCCAGCCCGACCGCGTAAAACCGGTCCCTGAGCTTCGTCTTGGTCTCGGCGTCCAGCCACTTGATCGCGCCGCCGTCCCGCCAGTGGTTCGCGACCTGCGCGCCCAGCACGTTGCGGAGCCGGCCCGGCTGATCCTTGAAGACCTCAAGCCCGATCGCCGCCCGGCGGCTCGCCTGGAGCATGGGGAGCCGGCCGGAGTTGTAGAGGTTGCCGTCGAAGACGCCGTTGGTCGTGCAAGCCCTGATCCAGTAGTCCTTGACCGGGGGCACGCCGTGGTTCCAGTTCTCGTTCCCGCTCTCGACGTACGCCGGCAGCCGCGGGTCGAGCCTCGCTTTGATGAGCTCGAACGCCCGGCGGCAGTAGTCGTCGTCGGCCCAGATCGGCAGGCAGATGTACGGGGCGGACCCGGTCGCGTTGGCGATGTCGACCAGCACCTCCAGCGGGTAGCCGGTCGCGCCGTAGCACGCCTGCGACACCTTCGGCCGCGCGGCCCACGACGTGACCCACGTCGAGACGTTCGTCAGTTGCAGGTCCATCGACCGCAGCACGCCGAACGGGGCGTGGAGCTTGACCCAGTCGGGGTTCAGGTACTGCCCCTCGTGCTCCTTGCGGACCAGCACGACGTCGCGGACGCCGCCGCTGGTGTTGCGGAAGTTCAGGTACGACTCGGCCAGGTCACCGGGGGCCGTCGCGTGCTTCGGCCGCAGGCGGACGTTGGCGCGGCTGCGGTTGGTGGCCGGGTCGTGGGCCATGTTGGTCACGTCGACGTTCCAGAACCCGTCGACGGTCGCCTTGCCGGTGAACGTCAGGACGTAGTCGCCGGTGAACCCGTGCTGGTTCCAGACGAGCTGGATGCTGGCGTCCTCGAGCGGCCAGCCGTTCTCGTCCTTCTTCGGCTGGAGGGCGGCGTCGGTCTTCCACGGCTGGCCGATCGGACCGAAGCCGCTGCGGCTCTTGATCAGGTCCGCCAGCGAGCTGCCGTTGGTGTTGACCCCGATCCGGCTCTTGAGCCGGTAGGCGGACGTGGCGGGCTTCGCCGGCACCGGTGGCGTCACCACGACCGGCGGCGTCGACGGGCGGAGGGCCGTGGTGACGTCGTCGGTCCGCCACTGCTTTGGCGCGACCTCGTACACCGCCGTCACCTTCGGCGCGGCCACGCGGACGTTGCGGAGTTGCTTGGGGTCGGCGGGGTTGCCGGTGACGCGGACGTCACGATCGCTGACGATCAGCACGTCCGCGGTCACCGCCCTGCCGTCGGCCTGGACCGCGCCGTCGACCGTGACGGCCATCGCGTTGCCCGCGACGACGACGTCCTGAGCGCCCTGCTTGATGCCGATGCCGTTCGTGGCCGAGCGGTTGCCGCGGATCAGCGCCCCGCGGCTGGCGCATTCGGCGTTCGCGTTCCCTTGGCCGAACCGGATCCCCCCGCCCGTCGCCTCGTTGTTCGTGACCGTCGCGTCGATCGCTTCGCGGAGGTCGATGCACCCCTTGGAGTTGGGGGGCGTCGATTGCTTGACGAGGCAGCCCGTGATGAGCGGACGCGCGACGGGGGGATGCCCGGTCGTGCGGGACGCCCGCGCGACGTTCTCGTGCTCGTCCTGGTCGGGGCGTGCCTCCGGCCAGCTCGGGCCGAGCTGGCAGTAGACCGCGACGAAGTCGTCGCCGGGGATGCCGACCGTGCCCCGCTTGAGCGGTGCCGTCTGGACGACGCCCACCATCGTCAGGCCGGGCGCCGAGGGCGCTGTGTTTTCGATGAAGCTGCCGGCGCCGCCGCGGATCTCGACGCGGACGAAGGACGCGCCGCGGGCCTTGATGTCGTTGACGCGCGAGCCGTTGTCGAGGCCGACGATCGCGACGTCGGCGACGACCGTGTTGTCGGACAGGTTGAACAGCCGGTCGCCGTAGCGGAGCAGCGGGGCCGCGCCGTCGCCGTACGCGCCGACCATCGCGTTGGCGCCGAGCGACAGCGGCTTGCCGGTTGCGACCGTGTACGTCTGGCCGCGGGGCAGCAGGAGCCTGGTGTTGGCCGGGACGCTCGCCGGCAGCGGCACTCCGCCCGGCAGCCGGATCTCGCTCAGCGCGACGGGCGTGGTCTGGACAGTGCGGGTCGTCGTCGCCCGCCGCACGCCCTGCGGGTCGGTCGCGACCAGCGTGACGACGCGGGGCTTGCCCGGCTCGTCCCAGGCGTACCCGGCCCACTTGCCGCCGTCGGTGACCGGCGTGCCGTCGAACGTCCAGTCGAGCCGCCACGCCTTGTGGTCGTCGCCGAGCTTGGCGGCGACGCGGACGTTGCACGGGCCCGTGTACGTGACGTCGAAGTCGACGGCCGCGGCGCGGACCGGGTCGACGGGTGGCGTGGATGGCGGCGGTGGAACCGGTTGAGTCTGCGGGGTCGGCACGGCCGGGGGCGGCTGCGCGAACAGTACCTCGACCTCGGCGACGTTGCCGTAGCCGCCGGGCGGCGCGACGTACCGCCAGTATTGGCCGGTGAGCGGGATGGACAGCGACAGCGACGACCACCGCGCGGCCTCCGGCGTGACCGCGATCCGCCCGGTGATGGTTGCGTTGGCGAAGGCGGGGTTGTCGGCGACCTCGAACCGGCCGCCGAGCATCCGCCCTTCGTGGCCGGCGCGGGGGTGGAACCGGAACCCGGCGATCGCCCGCGGGCGGCCCAGGTCACGGCCGAGCCACGCGTCGGGCGTCGGGGCGTCGAAGAACGTCTTGACGTCGCCGTCGAACGCCTTGGCCAGCGTGTCGCCCAACCCGTTGAAGCTGCCGGGCGTGCCGAGCATGTCGGCGGGCAGCGGGGCCGGCGCCGGCTGGGTCGCCGCTGGAGGCGGCGTCGGTGCGGGCTTGGGCGTCTTCCGCTTGGCGTCGCAGGCCGAGGCGAGCGAGCAGACGATCAGCAGGATGGTGGCGAGGTAGCGCATCATCGTTGGGGCTTCTGGGCTGTGGCCAGGGCGTCGGCCGGGGGGACGGGCGAGGGGAGCGGCGGCGTCGGGGCCAGCGGCGGCCGCGGCTCCATGCCGCGTTCCTGCCGGAGCACCTTGTTCTCCGCGTACAGCTCCCGGGCCTTCTGCTCCCAGCTCCACGCCACGGCTTTGGCCTGGTCGAACGCGTCGCGCAGGTTGCGGACGTCGGCGGTCAAGGCGCCGATCTCCTTCTCCTGGGCCCGGTACAACTCCCAGAGTCGGTCCACTTCCCCCGCCTCCCGCTCGGCCCGCCGCGCCTTCTCCTGCGCGTCGAGCGTCCGCTGTTCGGCGGCCTGCTTCTGCTGGCGCTCGCTCCGCTTGTCGACGTGCTGGAGCACGTGGACGAGGATGCTGCCGCTGCCCAGGAGGATCCCGGCGACGGTCCACACTTCCGACGACGCGAGCACGATCGGAGCGAATGTCGCGGTCAGCACCTCAGACTCCGATCCCCGCGCGGGCGGCGGCCAACAGGATGTTCAGCGCGACGCGGCCGCCCTGAGCCATGCCGGTCACGAACCGGATCCCCTTCACCTGCAGCTCGCCGAACAGCGTGTCGGCCAGGACCTGCATGTCCTCGTCCGTCGCGCCCTCGGCCCGCATCGCCGCGGCGTCCTCGACGTAGCGCGGCGCGAGCGGGGCCAGTTCGCCGAGCGAGCGGCCGGTGGCCTGCGACAGCTCGCGGAGGAACGCGTCGGTCGCGGCTTTGAGGTTCGGCTTCGCCATGGGCGTGCGCGGCTCCGGTCAGGCGTCAGGTGTCGGCGGGGGTCACTTCGCGGGCGTGGCGGTCGGCGCGGCCGGCACGCCGATGCGTTCGGCGACCCGCTCGACCGCGTCGCGGCCGAACAGCCCGAGGACGTCGCGGAGCTTCCGCTCGGCGTCCAGGAGCTGGTCCATCAGGCCGACGCGGAGCAGGTACTTCCCCTTCGTGCGCGGCATCTTTGCCAGCCGGGGGTCCGTGTTCAGGTGGTCCAGGTACCACGGCCGCACCGGCGCCCACGCCCGCGCGACGGCTTGCAGTTCGATCGTCTTGACGTCGGCGGTCGCGGCGCTGAGCGCGTCGGCCTGGGCCGCGCGTTCGGCGGCGGCCGGGCCCGGTTCCTTCGCGTTGTAGCCGGCCGCGTCCCTCGCAATCCCCTGACCCAGGCGGTTGGCGCCGAACTTGAACGGCTGCGAGGTGCAGCCGCCCGCGGCGACGGCGATCAGGGCGATGCAGGCGATCGCCGCGAGCATCCCGACGCGGACCCGCCCGGCGCGCGGCGGCGTGCCGGACGTGGCCGGATCCTCCGGGTGCTGCTCGACGGCGTCGCCGATCACGAGGCTCACGGGCGGGCGGGCGGCGACGCGGCCGTCGGGCACGGTCCCCTCGACCTCCTTGCCCCGCTCGTAGCTGATGCCGAGGCAGTACACGCCGAAGGCGGCGACGACCATCACGAGGATGAGCGCGGCCTGCTCGGGCGGCACGGCGAGCAACGCCAGGGCGGCCGAGGCGAACGCGACCAGCAGCCCCTTGGCACGCGGGTCGCGGACGAGGCGGGTGGGGTCGAATGGCATGGGCCGACATTGGCCCATTGGCCGCTGCGGAACGAAGATAGTGACGGGCTTATCAGGACCTCAACGGTGCCCCGGCGGATGCCGCGCCACCGTTACCTCCCGGCAAATCGCCAGCCGTTACCCGACCTCTTTTGGTCACGTGTCCGCCGGCGACACATACTCCAGCCCGCCCGGCACGTCCCACCGCCGCACGGTCCGCGCCGTCACCACCTCGTACCCCGCGTACCCGCCCCGGTCGTCCCCCACGCCCGACGGCGTCCCCGGCGGCTCCGGCGGCGCGGCCGGGAACGCCGTGCCGCCCAACTGGTCGCTGACGGCCAGCCCGTCGCCGTCCGGCGTCGACGTGTCCCACCGCCGCCACACCCGGTGCCCGACCGCGTCGCCGTTGTCGTGGAACTCGTTGGCGGCCGTCGCCGTCGTCCCCGCCGTCCGCCCGCCCGTCAGGTCCGAGTAGTTGTAGAAGTCGACCTCGCACGCGATCAGCGTCGGCACCGCCGCGTCCCGCCCGTAGGCGTACGCACGCCGCGCCGCGCCGAGGTATTGCGGGTCCGGGTCGGCGGCGTTCGGCGTCCGCGTTTCGGTCACCGCGTTCCACGCCGCCGGCGCCGCCCCGCCCTGCTCGGTCTTGAACGGCGAGCCCGGGGCGTCCCACGCCGCCTGGATCGCCGCCTGCTGGTCCGACAGCGACCGGTACTCCTGGCCGTGGATCACGAACTGCTCGGCGTCATGGTAGTTCTCCTCCGCGACGCCGGGGCTCGCCCGGCTCGTCCACGCGACCCCGCCGGCCGTCCACACCATCGCGTTGATCGCGTCGTACAGCTCGGTCAGCAGGTCGATCGTCACGTAGTCGCACCGCCGCACCCGGCCGAAGCTGACCGCCTTCGTCGGCAGGTTCGCCGTCGGGTCGTCGCGGAACGTCGCGCCCCGCGGGTCGTTGCCCGGCCCGGCGCCGTAGTACGCCTGCGGCTCGACCCATGCCGAGCCGTCCCACGCGTAGACGCCGCCGGCCTGGTGCTCGACGATCCGGTACGACCACCCCGGCCCGGCCGCCGCCGGCAGCGGCGGGTCGAACCAGAGCGTGTCGTTGTCGTTGTGCGTGATCTTCCGCTCGTGCGCCGTCCCGTCAGGTGCCGTCAGCACCACCTTGCGGCCGCGCCACTGGTTCAGGTGGTAGGCCGGCTCGCGGACCCGGTAGGCGTCCCCCGCGGCCACCGTGACCGTGCCGGCGGCGAACTGGAGGGTCCCCGTCGCCGGGTCGCTGCCGGTGATCGGCACCTTCCGCGTCACGCCGGCCTGGTCGACCTCGACGATGAACCCCGCCCACGGCGACGCGAACCCGGAGAAGCGATCGGGCAGCCAGTAGAACGACGCCGGGCGGTTCGCCGGGTTGCCCGTGGCCTTGGCCGAGTCGGTCAGGGTCGAGCCGCTGCCGCCCGTCGCCACGCCCGACTCGACGCGGACCGTCGGCACGCTCGGCCGCCCCGGCTCGACGCTCGGCTGGTGGTACCAGTTGGCCGTCCACCACGCCTTGCCCGCGTCCGTGACGCTCGCGGCGGTGCCGGCGGTCACGGTGCCCGCCATCGACGACTCCCACGCCCGCTGGTGGTCGTCCTGCGGGCGGGTCGGGTCGGCCCGCCAACGGACCCCGACGTAGAAGTGCTCCCAGTACCGCGCCGCCGGCTCGGCGCCGAGCGCGCCGTTGGCGGCCGCGAAGTTGTCCCCGACGTACCGGGCGAGGTCGCCGGCCTCGAACGGCTGGGCGGGTCCGTCCTCTTCGATATAGGCCGTGCTCACCCCCGGCCGGTCCACCCACGTGCCGGTGCCGAACGGGTCGGGCTCGTTGTTGGAGTCCGTCGTCGTCGTCGGCGGGTCGTAGGGGAAGGGGTCGCCGAACGGCGGTTGCTCGACGTCGGGGATGAACGCGGTGCCCCGCGGGTAGAACATCAGGTGGACCATCCGCGGGTAGCGGCGGGACCAGCCGAAGGACCAGACGACCGTTGACGCGAGGTGCGCGTCCGCCCCGCCCGTGACGGCCACCCGCCCGCCCGTCACGGGCCCGGTGCCGTCGTACCACAGCGTGTTGGGGACGCCGGCCGGCGGGGCGTACTGGACGCACCAGTGGACCGGTCGGCCCTCCGTATCGACGCCCGCGTACGTGGCGGGGACGGTGAAGTAGAACGTGTCGGGCACGCCGGCCACCGTGCCCTTCGCCAGCGTCGACGCGCCGCTGTTGATGCTGCAGTGCGCGAACAGCGTCGCCCGGTTGAACCGGGGCAGGACCGGTGCCCCGTCGTAGTCGACCGGCGGGATGAAGTTGGCGGCGTTCTGCTCGACCCACGCCTGTAGGCCGCGGATCGTCGCGTACAGCCACCGCGAGTAGTTCAGCTCGCCCGGGGCGCAGAAGTTCTGCCAGTTGCTCCAGACGTCGACGTCGAACGCGGGCCGCGCGGTGGCGACGCACTCGCCGTCCTTCAGGAACGACTCGGCGAACCTCATGCTGGCGGCCGGCACCGGCGCAGACCCCAGGTTGTCGTTGGGCAGGTGGCTGAGCCGCTGGTCGGTGGCCCCCCCGTACCACGCGAACGGGCCGAACCGGTAGCGGCCGGGGAACGCCCGCCCGCCGGCGGCGGCGACGCTGTACGGGCCGGAAGCGGTCCAAGTCTGGTGCGCGAACCGCAGCGTGTCGGCCGTGTTGCCGACGATGGTGGCGCGGCGGAGCGGCCCGCCGGCGTAGACGAGCAAGTCGGACCCGGCGAACTGGTCGAGCGCCCACGGCCGCCGCCCGTACGCCCCGGCGGCCAGCGCCGCGTCCGTCAGCGTCGAGTACGTGACGCCGGCGACGACGACGGTGCCGCCCGTCCCGGTCCCGTTCTCCCGCTCCTGGTCGTTGGGCGGCTGCGGCCACCGCTCGTGGTGCCACCACCCGCCCCGCTTGATGATGAAGTAGCGCTTCCCCGCCAGCGACGCGATGCTGGGCACGTACCCCGCCGTGACCCAGTCGAGCGCGCTGGACGTCGTGAGGGTCGTCGCGTCGTTGTCGGTGATCTGGACGTGGACGATCTGCTCGTGGTCGTCGGGGCCGTTGCCCTCGATGATGAGGTCGTAGCTGGACGGGGCGGGCGAGCACCGGTTGGCGTAGCCGGTCCACCGCTTGGCGGCCGTGATCGTGACGCCGTCGCAGGTGTAGCTGGCGACCCACCCGACGGCGTCGGGGTCGGTGACGGTGTGGGTGCCGTCCGCGTGCGTCGTGATCGAGCCGACCGTGCCCTCGTACCAGGCGTGGTAGGCGAAGGGCCAGCGGGCGTTGCCGAGCGCCCGTTCCCGCTCGGTGACGGCCCGCCAGAGCTGGCTGATGTAGGGGTAGGCACCGATCCGCGTGCCCGCGACCGGCGGCCACTCCTGACCCGACGTCGTCGTCCATCCCGGCATAGGGGTGTTACCCAACGCGGCGTCACGGCAACGCGTGCGCCTGAACGAACTCGAATCCCGTCTGGTTCTGACTCACAGCTTGGAAGACCATGTGCTGGAATTCGCCTACCGTCGCGTCCCAGACGCCCCCGGCGATCTCCTGCAGGACGACCGGCTGACCGTTGATCATCGGTGCCGTCGCGACGCCCGGCGGCCGCACGACGCCGCCCGTCGGCCGCGTCACCATGATCTCGTCGTTCACGGCCTTGCCTCGGGCGAACACCGTATACGTCCGCGTGCCCGCCGTCGCGCCGTCGTAGAGCACCGCCGTGACCAGGTTGGCGTTGCCGCCGGCGTTGATCGCCGTCACCCGCATCCGCCGCGGGTGCGCGGGCACGTCGCCCTGCTCCGGCGCCCGCTGCCGCCACGTCTGGAAAGGGTCCGGTCCGTCCTGGTACATCGTCGCCTCCCGCCCGCCCGCCTCACTCGTCCTCGGCCTGCCCCGCGCCAGGCAGGGACTGCGGGGCCGCCGCCGAGGGCGCGTCAGCCGCGCCGCCCGGGACGCGGCGGACGCCGCGTCGGGTGCCGGCCGCCAGCGACTTCGCCAGCTGCCGGCGGTCCGCCTTCGTCACCGCCATCGCCGCGCTCTCGGTCAGGTACTCCCACTTCATCGACGCCGGGTCGATCCGCGCCGCCACGATCTGCGCGCCGCGGCCGCTCGTCGCCGTGAGCTGCACGTTCCGGCCGGCGATCGATTTGACCATCTTCCCGATCGCCTGCTCGGGCCAAACGGCCTCGACCAGCGCGCTCGCATGCACCTGCTCGTCCTGCCCCGCCGTCCGCATCTGCTCGGCCAGCTTCAGCGCGTCCGGCCCCTGGCCCAGCGGCGCGGGCACCGCCCCGGTCGGCGTCGCCTGCCCGTCGTCGTGCTGCGCGCTGGCGACGAACCCGGGGCCGGCCCGGACCACGACGTGGCGGACGTGGGGGCTGCCCGCCTCCGCCACCCGCTTGGCGGCCTGCACGACGCCACCGTCCGCCTCGACGCTGCACTCGAGGACCAGGCGGAGCTTGCCGTTGTGCAGCAGCGTCGCGAACGTGCGGTCGTCGGCCGTGCTCGGCTCGGCCGCCAGCGGGCGGTCGACGAACGGCTGCCACGCCGCCAGGTCCGGGTGCGCGATCCACACCGCGCACCGCTCCGGGTCGACGCGGTAGTGCGACGTGGGCACCCGCACGTAGTCGGCGGCCGCCGGCTCGGTCGCCGCCGCGGCCGGCTGCGCGCCGATGAACAGCGTCGGCGGCACGCGCCGCCAGCCGTCGATTGCCGCCTCGTAGTACTGCGTGTCCCCCGGCCGCCGCCGCCGCCGGACGTACGAGCCCGCCGCCGCGGCCGGGTCGCCGGCCAGGCCCTGCGCGTCGCAGATGCCCGTCAGGTCCGGCGCGTACCACGCCGCGACCGTCCCGGCCGTCACGTACGTCGGGCCCTGGCCGCCCAGCTCCCCCGCCTCGTTCCACGTGAACAGCCGGAACACGTGGGCGAACCGCGCGAACTCCTTGCCGCCCACCGTGTGCCGGTCCCGCCACTGGTCCCGCGTCGCCTGCGGCTTCTCGTCGATCTTGGCCTGCGTCACGGCGGCCGACGTGGCGAACGTCGCCAGGTCGCCCTCCGCCTTCGACCACCCGTGCTGCAGCGCGACCTTCTTGGCGTCGGCGCCGAGCGACGGCGTCGACGACCCGTTGTACTTCAGCTTCACGCCGCGGTACCCGCGGCCGAGGACGGTCACCGCCGTCACCGTCTTGGCCACGTCCTTGAACGCCGCGAGCCGCACGACGCTGGCCGGCGCGTCGGCCACGCCCGTGCCGCGCACGGCCAGCCGCAGGTCCGCCTGCGTGCCGTCGATGTCCTGCGATCGGCTGAACACCTTCAGCCGGAACCCGCCGAACGCGTTGCCCGTGACGCCCGACGGCCGCGGCGTGACGTAGAACCCGTACTCCGCGCCGAGCACCCGCTGCAGCGCCGCCCACGGGGGCAGCGTGTCGACGTCGACGTCCCGCAGGACCTTCGTCAGCCCGACCGTCGCCTGGACGGCGGACCAGTCCGACGCCGAGACGGAGATCCCGGTGGCGGCCGGGTCGTTGTAGAGCTGCACGATCGTCTTGAACGCCGCGAACTTGTGCCAGGCCTCCGCCTGGTCGGCCCCGGCCAGCTTCCGGTCCGGCGTCTCCCACACGCGGCCGTTCACCGCCGGGCCCGACGCCGACAGCACGACGTCGGCCTTCGTCATGTTCTTCCGGTTGCCAGGGTTGAAGACGGCCGGCAGGTCGGGGCACAGCAGTAGTTCCGCGCGCGGCGTGACGGACGACGTGTCGGCCGCCCACGCGTCGTCGGCCGAGGCCTTGCGCCGCCACTGCCCGTAGACCGGCCGGTGCGCGCCGCCCCGCGTGCCGGCCCCGGCCCCCCAGAGCCACTCGGGCCCCGTGCAGCGGTAGACGAGGCTCTCCTCGTTCGGGTCGATCCCGAGCTGCGCCCCGGTCAGGTACCCGCCGAACAGCCAGTTGACCGAGCTCCCCTCGTCGATGCCGATCGCGACGCGGTCGCCCATCAGCAGCATCGGGCTGTCCTCGACGTCGACCTGGGCGCTGATTGGACGCCCGGTCGCGGCCGCAAGCTTCGCGTAGCTCGGGCCGGCGACGCTGGACCCGTAGAACACCTCGTGGACGACCAGCCGCGGCTCGTCCGTCCACGCCCCGTACGTCGGGTCGCCGTCGGCCCCGCCCGCGGCCGCCGTCGCGCGGCTGACGTGCACGACGAACCGGCCGACGTCGATCGAGAGGACGCCACCGCCGCTGGAGCCGAACCATGCCATCGGATCACCCCGCCGCCCGCACGACGACCCCGCGCACCCGGACCGTGTACCCGCCGAGGCTCACGCTGGCGCTCACGTCCGACACCGCCTCGTACCCCGTCAGCTCGCACTCGTCGTACGTGTTGCCGCCGACGCTCACGAACGTGTACAGCTCGCCGTTCTGGTACTCGCCGTACACGCGGAGCATGTCCTCGAGTTGTCCCCGCGTCGCCGCGACCAGGCGGCCGCCGGCCACCCAGAGCCCGCCGTGCTTGCGGCCGAGCCGGTAGATCCGGTAGCCGTCCGTGCCCGGCGCGTAGGACCGCAGCGCCCGGTACTCCTGCTGGGGACCGCGGACGCGCAGCGCGTCGGCGCCGAAGATGGGCACGCCGTCGAACGTCAAACCAGATCCTCCAAGCGGCCGGCGAAGTCGAACTCCCCGCCCGCGGGGGTCACGAGCGTCCCGATCGAGATGTGGTACGTGACGCCCCCGCCCCCGCCGTAGTTGGGTGCGACCCGCCCCGCGGCGACCGGCCCGGGCGGCGCGGCGTCCCCGTCGTCGGCGGCCTCCGCCGGGGTCGGCGCCGGCCCCGCCCCGCTGATGGCCGGCGCAGCGGCCGGCAGCGCCACGTCTGCCGCGGGCGGTGCCGCCGCGGCCGGGACGCGCGGCGCCGCGAAGTCGCCGAACGTCGGCCCGGGGGCCGACGACCGCTCGAAGTCCGGGTCCCGCGGGGAGGGAGCCGTTGGCGTCAGGTGGAACCCCGGCTCCAGCGGCGCCGGGCCGTCGCCGCCCACAGCGAACCCCGGCGAGGCTCCCGCCACCCGCCCGCGACGCCGGGCCGACTCCCACGCCCCCCAGTCGAACCCCTCTGCCGGTGCCTCGGGCCCGGCGGCGACGGCCGTCATCGCCGCGCCGTCGGCCTTGGCGCGGCGGTACGCGTCCGCGGCGGCGTCCCGCACGGACTTCGGGGCGCCGTCGTCGCCGGCGACGTCCAGGTACCGCTGCCACGCGGCCGCGGCGACGCCCCGGCCGCCCGACCGGCGCACGCCGGCGTCGGCGACGTCCGCGCGGCCCTTGGCCTCCCGGTACGCCGCGTAGCTGGCGTTGACCTCCTCCGCGCCGCGCCGCGGGTCCTGCGCCGCCTCGACCCAGGCCGCGTACAGCTCCTGCGACCGCCCGCGGAGCCGGTCGGCCTCGCCCGCGGTCGCCACGCCGTCCCGGGACGCCGGCGTCTCCGGCGTCGGCGACGCGGCCAGCGCCTTCGCCTGCTCGTACCGCCGGCTGGCGGCGCGGCGGCTCGACGGCGTGCTGCCGGGCCGCCCGACCTCGTCCAGGTAGCCCTGCCACGCCCGCGGCGCCGCGCCGTCCGCGCCTGACCGCCGCCGCACCTCGACGGCCACCGCGTGGCGGTCGCGGGCCGCGCGGTACCGCTCGTACGCGGCGTCGGCGGACGGGCCGCCCGCCGCTGCCGCGTCGCGCCACGCGCCGTACGCCGCGGCCTGCGCCCGCTCGAGCACCGCGACGTCGTCGGCCGACGGGGGCGGAGCGGCGGGTCCTTCCGGCCCGCCGGCGGTGGGCATCACGAACTTGGGCCCGTCGGCCGGCGGCGCCGTCGACGGCTCCGCGATGTTCGGTTCGGGCGGACCGAGCGGCGTCCCCGGCGCAGGCGGGCCAAACGCGCGGGCCGACGCCTCCCGCGCGGGCGCGGGGCCCGCCGACGTCGTGGCGATCGGTTCGGGGGAGGGCACAGGGCCCACCTCTGAGGGCGCCGGTTCGTCCTTTGCCGTGGGGCGCGTGGCCGGGCCGGGCGGCGGCATCAGGGGACCGGGCGACCGATCGCCCCCTGCCGCGGCGATCAGCGCGCGCGACTCCTCGACCGTGGTGGCCGCCGACGCCGTGACCGACGGCGCGTCGCCGAGCGACGCCAATCGCGCCTCCGCCCCTTCGCGGTTGGCGATTGCGGCCCGCAGCGGGTGGGACGGGTCGCCTGGCAGGGTTCCGGGGATGTAGGCGGCACCCGTCTCGCGACGCTGCTCCCGCTCCCACGTCGACCGTTCGGCACGCTCGGCCTGCAGGGCCGTGCCGACGGCGCTCTCCGCCTCGACGCGCTTCGCGTCGGCCGCCGCGGCCTCGACCAGTTTCCGGTACGGCCCGGGCGGGACGGGCGGTGGCGGAGGCGGCTGCACGGGTGGTGCCGCCCGGGCAGCCCACGCGTCGCGCACCTTCGCCTCCGCCGCGCGGACGCGCTTCGTCGCCGCGGCGTGGGCGCGGAAGTACGGGGCGTGGTCGTCCTCGTCCTTGCCCCACCCCGCCGCCTCAACCCGCGCCAGCTCGGCGCGGGCGTCGGCCAGATCTCCGTCGGCGGCCGCGACCGCGTCGGTCGGGGCGGCCGGCGCCGCCGGATCGGCGGCGGGCGCCGGCGGCGGTAGTACTGGGCCCCCGCCCTCCCGCTCGCGCCGGCCCCGCAGCACGAACTCGCCGACGGCCGTGACGAGCGGGTCGCCGACGTCCGACGCGCCGGCCGAGGCGAACCGCTCCGGGAGCGCGGCCGGCCGCTCGCCCGCGGGCGGCAACGACGGCTCGGCCATGGCCCGCGGGGATCCCGCGGCGGGCGGCACCGGCGACGGCGGCGCCGAGGGCGTGACGGCGGGCGTCGGGTGCGGCGCCACGGGGGCGGGCGTCGCCGGTACGGGCATGGGGGGCGCGACCTGAGCCGCCCCCGGCTCGTCGCCGACGGGCAGCGGCTCGTCCGGCCGCACGTCCGCCTGGATGGACGCCCGCAGCGCCCCGAACTCCGCCGCCATCTCCTGGGCTTTTCTCAGCCGGTCCTTGCCCGCGTACCCGCCGACCACGTCGGCCCCGCGGTCGCTGACCACGACGTCCTGGTACGCGGCCTCGAACCTGTTCCACGACGCGTCGATCGCGGCGGCGTGTCGCTGCCGCACCGCCGCCGGCGTCGAACGCAGGAACCCGGCCACGCGGTCGCGCAGCAGGACCATCATGCGCCGCGCTTTGAGCCCGTCCTCGGTCGTGTCCGTCTCGGACCGCGGCAGGCGCCTGACAACGGCGCCCATCTCGGCCGCCAGCCCGACGCGCCCGCTGCCCGCAGCCCGCAGCCGGGCCACGTCGGCGTCGGCGAGCTTCGACAGCCCCGCCGCGTACTCCGCCCCGGCCGGGCCCTGCAGGCGGAGCTGCTCGGCGTCGAGCTCCGCCCGGCTGGCCTGGCTGAGCGTGTTCGTCCGGAAGGACCGGTTCCGTTCCTCGAGCCCGGCGACGTCCGCCGCCGCGCTACCGGCGGCGACGGCGGCGTACTTCTCCTTCGCTGCGGTGCCGACCTGTGTGACGATGGACTGCCACGTCTCCCCGTCGGCGAACGCGCGGATCCGCTTGGCCCGCTCCTGCTCGTCCATCCCGTCGGTCGCGTCCCGCAGGACCTTCATCTGCGTCGCCAGCGGCAGGCCGCGGTACGCGCCGACCAGCGCCGCCTCCCGCTCAACTTGGTCGGCCGCCTCGGCACGGCGGCGGATCGCCGAACCCCGGTCAGCGATCCGCTGCCGCAGCCCCGTCTTCCGCTCGTCGACCTCCCGTCGCTTTGCGTCGAGCGCGAGCACCGCACGGTCACGCTCGGGCTTGCGCTTCGCCCGCGACACCGAGTCGGCCAGCACGGCCAGCTCCGGCCCGGCGGCCTCTTCGACCTGCCGCAGGTTCCGCTCGGCGTCGGCGATCTCCCGCCGGTCCCGCTCGTCCGCCTCCCGCTGCGGCGCCTGTTCGGCCGCCAGCCGCGGCCGCACGACCTCCTCGAGCTCGCGCGCGACCGAGGCCGGCGAGATCACCCCCTGCCGCTCGGCCTCGCGGGCCAGCTGCAGCGTGCGGGCGTCGTCCGTGCCGGCGGCGGCCCGCTCGAACTGCTTGACGTTCGTGGCCGCGACCGAGGCGTCCGTCGTCGAGCCGGCGGCGGCGGCGAACTGCGCCAGGACCTCGTTGAGCGGGACCCGCGCCTCGAGCTGCGACGCGGCGGCCTTGAGGAACCCCCCGACGTACTGCGCGGGGCTGTTGATGGGCGTGTCCTTGCTGCCGGCCTCGAGCCGCGCGAGGAACTCCTTCATCCCCTGCTCGTCGCGGACCCCGGCGAGGCGGGCCACCTTGAACAACTCCGCGGCGTCCGGGGCCGGCAGCCGCAGGCGGCGGGCGAAGGTGCCCAGCTGCGCCGCGACGGCGAACCCGGGGAGCTTCGCGTCCTGTTCCGGGCGGGCCGGGTCCGCGACCGGGTACTGGTTGGCCTGCGCCATGCTGAGGATCTCGACCGCCTGCTGCGGCGTCGCCCCCGTCTCCTCCTGGAACTTGAGCACGACCGCGTCCGTGCGCTGCTGGCCCGCCGCGTCGGGGTTCATGCCGAGGTTGTCGACGAGCGGCTGGATCTGCTCGGCCCGGGTCAGGCGGAACTCGCCGAGCTTCTGGCGGGCGTCGATCACCCGGTTGGCCTGGTCCTCGAGCTCCTTCAGCAGTCGCAGCGCCCCGCCCAGCCCGGCGAAGCTCGACACGAGGTTGAACGCGCGGCGGGCCATCCCGTCGAGCGCGTCGCCCGACCGCTCGGCCTGCGCGCGGGCCTCGCCCAAGCCCCGCCGTGCCGCCCGCCCGACCTCGCCGAGCTGCTGGCCGGCGTCCGCCGCCGCCTGTCCCGCGCCGCGGACGCCGGCCGACGCGGTCGTGGCCTGCTGGCCGGCCCCCGCCAGTTCCTTGCCCGCCGCGTCGGCCGCCCGTCCCGTGCCCTGGAGCTCGCGGCCGGCCGCCTGCGCCGCCCGGGTCGTCTCGGTGAGCCCGCCCTCCGCCGCGCCCTCGGCGGCGGCCCCGGCGTCGCGCAGTTCGTCCTTCGCGTGGTCCGCCGCCCGCGCCGTCTTCTCAAGCGCGGCGGCGGCGAGCCCCGCGCTGCCCTCGGCCCCGCGCATCCCGGTACCCGCGGCCGCGGCGGCCTCGCCGGCCGCCTTCACCTTCGCCCCCGCCTGCTCGGCCGACTCGCCGAACTCCTTCACCCCGCCCTCGGCGCGTTCGACGGCTTGGCCGGCATCGCCCGTCTTCGCCGCGAGCTCGTCGATGCCCTGGACGAGCACCTGCGCGTTCTCGACGGCCTGTTGCGTCGCGAAGTCGACCTCGATCTCTAGGCGTTCGCCGCTGCCTGCGCTCATGGCGGGGACCTCGGGTTGGGGGCGGTCAGCCCGCCGTGGGCACCAGCGATCGGATCAGGCCGAACCACCGGCGGCGGGGCTTGGCGGGCGGCGCGTCGAACGCGGGGGCGGGATCCGGCGGGGCCGGCGGCGGCGGCGTGAGACGCCGGGAGAGCTCCGGGCCGTGCTCGGCCAGGACCCGCGCGACGTCCTCGCCGCCCATCAGGTGGTGGATCATCGGCTGCATCCACCGGCTGCCGCTCAGGATGAACGTCAGGTCCGCGTCGGGCAGGTCGTAGTTGGCCAGCACGACGGCGGCCGCGTAGTCGAGGAACCGCAGGTCGACCGAGACGATGCCCGGCCGGGACGCCCCCTCGCTGCGGAGCGACCGCAGGACGTCGTCCCGCAGGGCGACGATCGCCGGCGTGAGCTGCCCCGCCTCGGCGACGCGGACGGACCGGCCGCCGCGGAACTCGTAGCGGACGCTGGCGGCGGGCCGCGGGAGCCACAGCGTGTACGACCCGTCCGCGCCGAACCCGCCGACCGGCGTCCCCCCGGTGCCCGGGCGCCGCCGCCGCTGTTGCCACGCCAGCCTGCTCTCCGCGGTCGTCTCGTCCATCGGGCCCTCGGGTCAAACGGGACGGCCCCGCCGCCGCCGGCGGTTGCGCGGCGGCGGCGGGGCCCGTTCATCGGTGCGGGTTGGGCGGCGCGGCCGGCCGGTCAGGCGCCGCCGCCGCCACCGGCCGCGGCGACCGCCAGGCTCGTGGCCCGGCCGCTCAGCTGCGTCACGTGGACGCCGTTGTGCATCGCCCGCTGGGAGCGGTTGAACACGAGCGCGCCGGCCAGCGTGTACGTGCAGGCGGTGCCGCCGGTCGACGGCTCGCCGTCGAACGTGATGGCCGCCTTCGCGTGCGCCTTGATCGCCTGCGCCTGGATCGGGTCCGCGATCAGGAGGGTGAAGCGGCACCGGTTGATGCCCTTCTCGAGGAACGTCTCCTCCGTGTCGTTGTCGCCCGAGTCCGTGAGCTCCTCGGTCGTCTCCTCGACCTGGACCTCCTTGATCGTGTTGAACTCGTCGGCGCCGAACTTCAGGCCGACGATGTTCTTGAAGCGCTGTTTGACTGGCATGGTGTCGCCCTCTCGGGGGTTAAGTCGCCTCTGGTCACTGTCGCGGGACGGCCCAGCCGCACGCGATCGGCACGACCGCCGTGAAGTACGCCTGGTTCGGCCGGGCCGGCACGATCCGCGGCGCGCCGCGGAAGTCGGTGCCGTCGAGCACCGCGCCGGCCCAGACGATCGAGTGCGCCCGGCCGCCGCGGCCCCTGTCGCCCGACAGGGCCTGGCGGACGAGGCCGGCCAGGCGGAGCATCTCGCCCACGGCCTTCGTCTCGTCGGCGCCGGCCGCCCGGACGCTGGAGAACCGCAGGGCCACGTCGACGGACAGCCGGACCGTGTGGTCGTCGGAGTTGTCCATCGCCGGCCCCCGCTCGGGCTGGCGGGCGATCACACCCGCCTGCACGCCCAGCTGCGGGTCGGCGACCCGCTGGAACGTGGCCAGGTCGTCGTACACGGCGGCGGCCGCGAACACCTTCTTCCCGGCGACCGTGGCGTCGGCGAGCGTCTTGCGCACGTCCTCCACGATCTCCGCGGGCCGGGTGTCTACGGTCAGGTCCGCCATCGTCGCCGGCGAATCTAGCGCGGCGGCCGCGGCGGGGGTAAGTTCGTGGCGGCCCTCAGACGGCCGGCCGGGCGTCGCGGCTGTTGAACCAGGCGGCGCGGGCCTTGAGCGCGACGCCGACCACCGCGACCATCCCGCCGCGCACGGCGGCCTTGTCGGCCGTGAACCACACCCGACGCGGGACGCCGTCGCCCTGCTGGTGGTAGATCATGTGCTTGCGGGCGCGGGGCTCGTAGATGATGCGGAGCGTCGACCCCTCCGCCTCGACCCGGACCAGGTCCCGGCTCATCTCCGACAGCGGGTCGGTCAGCCCCCGCTGCGGGCGGGTGACGGCGGTGCGGGCGTGGAACGTCCGCGCGCCCTGCGCGACGGTGACGGCCACGTACCCGCGGCGGCCGGCCCCCTTGGCCCGCTGCCGCTTCTCCCACGCGGCGAGCCCGCCCTTGGTGTTCCGCGGCGGCGTCGGCCCGGTGCCCGGCGGGTAGAACATGCCCCGCAGGTCAGTCGTGCCACGCGACTTGCCGCCGACCGCGTCGATCGTCTGGCCGTAGGACGCGCTGTACGGGGCGAACGGCCGGTCGCCCTCGCCGATGCCGGCCAGCGTCGTCTGGACGATCGCGTCCGCGCCCGCCTCGCCGGCGGCCGTCAGGTCCTCCTCCATGCCGGAGAAGAACGTGCCGAGCTTCCCGCGGATCCGCGCCGCGTCCTCCTCGTTCATCCGCATGCCCACGGCGCGTCACCCCCGCGTGAACGACCCGAACGAGACGCCCGCCGTCGCCGTCGGCAGCTGCGTCGCCGCGGCGTCGTCGGCCGGCTTGTTGCCGGCCTGCAGCCGCCCCATCGCCTCGTCGAACCGGACCCGGGCCGCCGCGGCGATCGCCGCGAACTCCTCGAGGTGCTCGCGCTGCTCGAAGCTGAGCGCCTTGACCAGGTTGCCCTGCGCGACGCGGAGCTGGTCGGCGTTGGCCAGCTTCCGCAGGTCCGGGAACGCCGCGTCGGCCGCGTGCGGCACGAACGCCGACATGCCCCGCCCGCCGAACAGGTGCGGCACGGCCGCCGGCAGCGCCTCGGTCATGATCGTCTGGACCGCCGTCGCGTGGAGCTCCGCCAGGCCGTACGCGTCGTCGAACCCCGGCATGGCCGCCGCCTCGGCCGCGGCGAGCACGACGTCGCGGTCGGAGGCGAACGTGACGACGACGACGATCCCCGCGTCGTCGGCCGCGTGCGCGTCGATCCGGGCCTGCCCCTCCATGCCGCTCCCGTTCTGCTCGACGAGGTCGAAGTACTCGCCGACCGCGCCCTCGCCCTTCAGGACCAGCGCGTCGGCCGGCTTTGACACCTTCGCGAACAGGGAGAGCCGCACGGCCCCGCCCGGCTGGGCCGCGGCCGTGCCGTACAGGCGGCCGCGGTCGGTATCGGTGCTGCCGTGCTTCGTGGAGACGCCGGCGAGCGTGACAACGGACAGCCGCACCTTCTCCGAGTCGGCCAGCACGGGGACGTAGTTGAACTGGGGTACGGCGTCGCTCATCGGCTCTGCTCCGCGTCGGGGTCCAGGACGAACACGAGCCCGTCGTAGTCGCACACGCAGGCGTCGACCCACGCCGTGCCCGCGATCCCCGCCCCGCTCGCGTCGGCCAGCACCATGAACCGCCCCGCGCGCGGGACGGAGCCGCGGCACAGCAGCTTGTCGCTCGTGCGGCACGGGTCGGCGTAGACGAGCAACTCGATCGCGTCCGTCCGCGGGCCGGTCATGTGCCGTCGCAGTGAACCGTATAGGCGGCCGCCGTCGGTGCGGCCCGCCAGCGTCCCAGGCGTGAACCCGTTGAACACGACGTCGCTCAGCCGCGCGCAGTTGGGGTCGCCGCTAACGGCGACATGCTCGAAGGCGATCAGTACGGTTTCGGCGTCGTCCATGCCCGTCCCAAAAGACGAGGGCGACCGGGGGCCTTCGCCCCGCGGTCGCCCGTCGAACTCCTTGCCGGCGGCGCCCGAGACGCCGGCGTGTGGTCTAGGCGGCGGGCGGCAGTTCGGAGATCTCCTTGGCCCGCGCGGGGCTGATCCCGTCGTGCTTGAGGATCTCCTCGACCTTCTTGCCGGCGAGCTGGCTCAGGCGGACGCCGGGCACGACCTCCGGGTCCGCGTCCGCGGGCTTGCCGTCGCCGGCGTCCGGCTTGTGCGGGGTGACCGGCGGCGTCCCGCCGGCAGCGCCGCCGGGCGTCTGTTCGTTCTTCTTCGGCGCCTTCGGCTGCGACGCCTGCGGCTTGGCCGACGGGTCGACGAACCCGTCGCCGTCCTCGAGCCGCATGCCGAGCTGCTCGAACGCCGCGACGACCTTGGCCAGGCCCTTGGAACCGACCTCGGCAAGGATCTTGGCCTTCGTCTTCCCGTTGAAGTCCATCAGCTTGCGGCCGGGCAGCACCTCGGTGCGGAAGTCGGGGCTCTTGCCCTCGATCGAGTCCAGGGCGGCGTCGACGGTCTCCGGCGACACTGCGGCGATCGTCAGCGCCGTGAGGAGCCGGGCCCACGGCGGGGCCCCGTCCAGCATCCGCGTGAGCCGCGGGTCGGTCAGGTTCTTTGCGCTCATCTCTGGTTCCCTCGGTGGCCGGGTGTTTCTGGCCTCGGCCGCCGGCCGCGCCCGGGGCGTCTGTAGTCCCGGGTCGCGGCGCGGCGGTGGTTAGCGGTCGTCCCCTGGCGTCGCCGGCGGCGCCGGCGGCGGTCAGATGGCCGGGTTGGTGTACGCGCCGCCGTTCGTCAGCTGCACGACGACGCCGTTGACGCGGTTCGCGACCGCGGTGCCGAACAGCCGGCGGTACATCTTGTTCAGCAGCGGCTTGCCGACGACCTCGCCGGCGGTGTCGTTCTGCACGAGCTGGTTGCCGCGGTACTTCGCCAGGTGGTGCACGCGGACGCGGACCGGCTTGCGCTTGGTCCGGTCGAACGCGAACACGTACCCGTCGGGGAAGTTCGGCCACTCCCACACCTCGCCCTTGGCGATGCGGCCGCGGGCGCGGGGGCTCGACACGAGCGCGTACTTGCCGTTCGGGTCGACGACGTTCGGGTCCTTGATCTTCTCGAACCCGACCAGGTCCTCGGCGGCGTCGGCCGTGGCCTTGCTGCAGAGGTACACGATCCGCTCGTCGTGACCGACCTTCCGCAGGGCGTCGCGGGCGAGGGTGAACGCGCCCACGGTCAGCGTGTTGCTGCCGCTGACCAGGTAGTGGTTCAGGTCTTTGAGGGCGAACTCCTTGCCCTCGAAGAACACGTATCCCTCGTCGGCCGCGTCCGCGTTGGCGAGCCGCTTGCACTTGAGCGTGCCGGTCTTCTTGCCCGGCCAGACGTTGTCGTCGAACTCGAAGTTCTCCTTGGTCAGGAACGCGCGGTTGACCTCGGAAATGTACGTCTGCGCGTCGACGAGCGCGTTGTTCACGGCCAGGGCGTTGACGTCCGCCAGGTTGGCGTCGTCGAGGAACGCCTGCGTGAACATGAAGCGGTCGCCCCACGCGTCGATCGGGTAGCTGGCCTGCCACTTGCCGCCGATCCGGCGGGCTTCCATCGTCCCGATCTCGGCGATCTTCTGGTACTGGCCGCCGCTGACCTCGCCGAAGCTCTCGGTGACGACCTCGCTCTCCTCGACCAGGAGGGTGCCCAGCTCGCTCACGAACGCGCTGGCGGCGGTCGCGAACGCCTGCAGGTTCTCGTACAGCGTCTGCTGGTCGAGCGCCGTGGCCGGGCGGTTCGGCAGGTCGCGGAAGTCGTAGGCGCCGAAGATGTTGATGTTGCCGGTGTACATGGCTTGTGCCGTCGTCGGTTGTGGGTCGTCTTTGGTCGTTCACTCGCCCCGGCGTTGCCGCCGCGGCACGCGATGTCGGTCCCGTCGTGGGTCAGTCGAACCGGATCCCGTCGTCGTCGACGCCGACGCCGATCCGCATGACCAGGCCCGTCGCCGGCTGCGTGTGCGTCAGGCCGCTGTAGGTCGCGGCGGGGCTGGCCGGGTACGGGCCGTCGGCGACGAACACGGGCTTGCCCGGCTCGACGCCGGCGAACCCGCGGACGACCACGCCCTTCAGGACGGTGCAGGCCTTGTTGGCGGCCTTCGGGAAGAGGCTGAACCCGTAGTAGCCCCCGCGGCCGGCGTCGCCGGCGGCGGGGATCACGCGCGGCTGGCCGTTCGGGCCCGGGCCGTTCGTGTCGATCGCGACCGGGCACGCGTTCTTCATCGCGGCGGTCGCCACGGCCGGCAGGGGCTGGCCGTTGTCGTACTGGATGTCGGTCGTGATCCGCAGGCCTGCGGTGCCGATGGTGATCATGGTTCGCTCGCGTTCGTTGGGGGGCTCGGGGGCCCCGGCTCAGTCGTTCGTGTCGCCGTCGCGTCCGCCTACGCGGCGGGCGTCGAGCCCTTGAACAGGGCGTTGGCGGCCGCCGCGGCCTGCTGTGCGATCGTCTGCCCGCCGCCCGGGCGTCCGCCCTGGCCGCCGGCCCCGCCGTGACCGCCCGCGCCGCTGCCGGGCCGGAAGTTCGGCTTCCGGTGGTGCGGCCGCGCGTCGAGCCACTGGCGGACGAAGTCCCGCGGCGCCACCGGGTTCCCCTGGCCGTCCAGCTTGGGGTTCCCTTCGGCACCCATGACCTGCACGTTGAGGCCGTAGTTGCTCTGCTCGTCCCGCTCGACCGTCGTCCGCAACGACCGCGCGAGCAGTTCGACCAGTTCCTGGTAGTTGCCCTTGCCGTCCGGGTCGTCGATCGCGCCCTCGGCGGCCAGCGCGGCCTTGAGCGGTTCGGTCACGGCCAGGCGGTTGATCACCGCCGTCAGGCCGTCGACGTCCTTCTTGTGCTGGGCCTTGAGCGCGTTCGTCTGCGTCGCGTGCTGCGTCTGCAGCTCCGTCTTGCGCTGGGCCCAGGTCTTGTTCTTGTCCGCGTCGGCGTCGTCCTTCTGCCGGCGCTCCGAGACCATCTCGCGGACGGCGTCGAGCCCGGGGACCTTCGGCACGGGGCTCCCGTCGGCGCCGGTCTCCCACTCGACCTCGTCGGCGTTGACGCCCATCGCGGCGAAGACCGCGCGGTTCAGCGTCTTGGCTCGGTCCCGCTCCCGCTGGAGCTGCTTGGCGGCGTCCGCGCTGAGCGTGCCGGCCGGCGGCTTCGTGGCCCCGGCCCCGCCCTCGCCGCCACCCTCGCCCTGGCCGCCGGCCGCGCCGCCGGCGCCGGCCTGTCCGCCGGCGCCCGCCCCCGCACCGCCGCTGCCGGCGCCGGTCTGGTCCGGCTCGTAGTGCATCCCGAAGCCGAACCCGCCCAGCCGCGGGCGGAGCCCGGCGGTCGGCAGGAGAACGGCGTCGGCCTGGCGGGTCAGCAGCGTGTCGGCGGCTTTGGTCTGGGGCATCGCGGGCGTCCCTCGGGTCACTGACGATCGGTGTGCGGACTATGCGGAGGGACGCCGGCGGGGCGTAAGTTCGTGACGAGCTCCGCGCTCGCCTGGCGGGCCCGCGCGTCGGCCAGGGCGGCGTGCCGGGCGTCGATCTCGATCCCCAGGCACCGCCGCCCCTCGGCCACGGCCGCGACCACCGTCCCTCCGATCCCGGCGAACGGGTCGCACACGAGCTGGCCCGGGGCCGTGGCGAACCGAACGCACCGCCGGAGCAGGTCGACCGGCTTCTCGCACGGGTGGCGGGTGCGGATCACCCGCTGGAACGCCCACACATCCGCCGGCGCCGGCAGCTCGCGGCGCGGCGGCCCTTCGCGGCGACGTAGATCATCTCCCACCGCGGCCGCAGCAGGTGGCCGAGGCCGATCGTCCGCTTGTCCCAGACGATGCACCCCTTGACGTCGAAGTGCTCATGGAGGAGCTCGAGCATCCACGGCGACTTCCACGTGCCGAACACGAGGTGGGCGGTGTCCGGCTTGGCCGCCCGGGCCATCTCGGGCAGCACGTCGCGCCACAGCCGCCGCGCCTCGAGCCGGCCGTCGCCGGCGATCGACCGCTCGCCGCGCTTGCGCGTGCCGAGCTTCAACGCGATGCCGTACGGGGGGTCTGTGACGAACGAATCGATCGAGCCGTCCGGGAGGTCCCGCAGGACGCCCAAGCAGTGACGGCGGACGACGGAAAAGCGGTCGAAGTCCAGAAGCATGCTCGCTCCGGGCCCGATGGGGCCTGTAGCCGCGTGCCCTCTTGTTCAGGGTGTGGGGTCAGAGGCGGTCGCGGTGCTGATCACACCCGGCCGCCTCGCCTATTTGGTCGGTCAGCGGCCGCCGAACGCTCCGGCCGGCCTCGCCGGATGCTGATACCCCGCGGCGAACCGAATCCAGCACATCGTGGCGGTGCCGCTTGCAGCGCGGATGGCGTGCCGCTAGGCGCGTCGCCTCCTCGGACGTGAACTCGTCGGGGGGCAATTCGACTTCGACTGTCGATCGCCGACACGATGGTGCGGGCGCGATCGGGCATGCGTCGGAGAGGATAATCGAGGCCGTGCCCGGCGTCAGGCTGCGCCCGCCAGCTTCGCCAGGTCCTCCGGCAGCAACACCGGCCTTGGGACCACAAGCCCGTTGACCTTGAGCGACTGGTTGGCGTTCGCTGCCGCCTCCGGGACAAGCATGCAGTAGCAGCTCTGCCCGCAGACCGTGTTCCCGCTCCCTGGCCGCCCCTTCCGCTCCCACTCCTTCACGTCGAGCGTGAGCCCGTTGAGCACTCGGCAGTCCGGGCATGCGTCCGACGCCTGCACGGTGACCCACGTCAGCCGGGTGAGCCCGCGCGCGGCGAACTCCGCCGTCTCGGCCTCGGCCCCCCGCCGCCGCGCCTGCTCCCGCAGGTCCTTCTTAACGTCGGCCTGGAACCGTGGCATGTACTCGAGGTTGGGCTTCCGCGGCCGCGCCGCCTCCCCCTTCGCGTGCGCCGCCATCTGCTCGCCGTACCGCTTCTGCGCCGCGTCCATGTCGGCGTGGATCTGGCGGAGTTGCTGGAGCTTCGCCCGCTCGCCGAGCCCGGGCTCCAGCCAGTAGGCGGTCAGGCGGTTGACCAAGGTATTCGCGCGGTCGTTGACGAGCGCCTGCACGATGCGGAGGCGGTCGGACGTGCGGCCCGGCCCATCGATGAGGATCAGACGCCGCACGTCGGGGTCGGCGAGCGCGGCCGCGCGGTCGGCAGCGGGCATCGCGTCGATTACCGTGCGGGCGTTCTGCACGCCCGTGCGCTGCGCGGCGGGCTCGACGTTCCCCTCGAAGTGCAGGACGATCGCCGCCTCCAATTCGGCGATCGCGACGGCCCGCGCGCGTGGCCGTGGGTTGAACATCGCCGTGTCCAGGTAACGGGCGGCCAAGCGGTCAATCATGGACCCGGACTTTAGCCCGGCGTCGAACACCCGCGTGCGGGCCAGGTTGCTCAGGAGGACCAGTTCCATCCTCGGCCGCTTCTAGGGTCCACGCGCCGCCGCCGGGAAGTTGGTTGCTCTGCATGCCGGGGGAGGGCGAGTGAATAGAACGGCCCGTTCGTGAATAGAACCGGCCCCGGGGAGAATAAAACAGCCCGCCGCGAGGGCGGGCTGAACGGGTGCAACGTTTCGCGGCAGTGCCGGTCGTCACCCTGGCCGGTTACGGCCTGGTCCCGCACTGTCTATACGGCCGGGCGTGACGGCGCTTGTTGGTGACGGGCGGCCGGCGGCTCACGCGACGTCGATCGAGTCTTCGTTGCGGCTGCGGAAGTAGCCGCGGATCTGGTCGCGGAGCTCGATCGACCGCACGTCGCCGTGGTCGACGAGCTGGTAAAGCCCCTGCGCGTCCCGCTTGATGTCCCGGTGCGGGTCGTACCGCAGGTCGCGAAGGATCTTCCACCGGTCCAGGTAACCGCGGCTCCGCTTGCGGCCGTGCCAGTGGTGCAGGACCGACCCCTCGACGTACCCGACGTCGCGGCGGATGTGCCGCTCGGCCAGCTCCTGGAACCGGTCGACGGCCGCCAGGTAGTTCGGGTGCATCCCGGGGTTGATCGAGTCGCGGCCGCGGCCGATCAGCGCGCGGGCCATGTGCTGGTCGCCGCTGCCGAGGATCGCGACGTCGAGCCACCGGACGGCGTCGACGGCCTCGCGGCGCCACGCCCACCCGTAGCCCGGGTGCCAGCCGGTCATGTACTTCGACGGGCACGTGCCGATCGGACCGTCCAGGAGCCGGTTGCGGTAGCTCCAGACGAACCCGTTGTACGTGTCGAAGATCTCCTCGTTGGGGCCGAGGTCGTGCGCCTTGGAGAACATCTGCACGACCATGTAGTGCTGCATCTGCTCGACGGTCTCGGCCGCCCAGTCCGGGCGGGCGAACGTGACGTCGGCGTCGACCCAGGCGACGTACTGCCAGTCGGGGTCGAGCTGGCTCAGGTACTCCACCCCGACGTTCAGCGCGTTCTCCTTGATCCAGATCTCGTCCCACGTCCGCAGTTGCACGTGGCGCGGGTCGTCCCGCTGCGTGACGCTGTGCTCCCGGTCGCCGAAGGCCACCTCGACGGTGATCAGCGTGGCGCCCTGGTCGGCGACGCGCTTGGCGAAGTCCTGGTACAGCCGGTACCGCGACTTGTAGCGGACCGGGTTGCTGATGGCGGTGATGACGTAGAGCGGGCTGCGGGGGCGCATCGTTTACTCCGGATCGGCTTCGGGCGTTCAGCGCGGCAGGACGGTGATCATCCAGGACGACAGGGCAAAGCAGGCGACGACGAACGCGGCGAAGGCAAGCATGACCCCGGCGGCGAACGACAGCCGCGGGTCCACCCGCCACAGCAGTTCGAGCGGCCAGCCCCACCAGTACGGGCGCACCTGCATGACGTTCATCCGGCCGATCCGGGCCGGGGCGGGGCCGCGGCAGTCGAGCACCTGGCCGGCCTCACCGACCTTGACCGCCCGCGCCCACCACCGGCGGCGGTACAGCGGCGGCGCGAGCCGCACGTGCCCTGACGCGATGAGTTGCTCTCGCGCCGCGACCGCCCGCTCGACGTCGCTCCACGTCAGACCGTCCATGTTCATGATCGCGCCTTCCCGGTTCCCGCCGGCTGATCCGCCGGCTCGTAGCAGTCCTCGAACGCAGCGTGCTTGCACGGGTACAGCTCGCCCTGCGATCCCCTGATGATCCAATCGCCGAGGTTCGCCTGCATCCGGCCCTCGAGCGTGTCGATGTAGATGACCGGCGCCTCCGGCCGCAGGTGGCGGACCGGGACGTCGCAGTCGGCCATGTCGGAGATCAGCCGTACCGCGGCACCGGTGTCGGTGAACCGCACGGCGTCCACGACTACGGGCTTCTTGCGGTACCTCGCCACGGCGTCAGTCCTCCCCGCCGCCGCCCTCGCCGGCGGCCGCCGAGGCCTCCGCCGCCGCCGCGTCGGCCGCGGCCTGGTCGATCTTGTTCTGCCGGTCGTTCATGTCCTCGACGACAGCGCCCGTGTTCTTCGCGATCTCCTTGAGCGCATCCTTCATCGCGTCGCCGTTGTTGTGCAGCAGGCTCCGCGCCGCCTGGGCCATGGCGTTCTCGACGGCCGTGGGGCTGATCTCCCGGAACAGGGCCAGCGCCTCGTTCGCGGTCGCGATCACCTTGTCGACGGGGTCCATGGTCCACGGGCCCTTGTAGTGGCGGACCGTGACCTTCCCTTCCTCCTGGAGCTGCTCGACCGACCACGGCTTGTTCGTCTTCCACGACTTCACGAGGGCCAGGACCTGCAGGGCGAACGTGTCGAGGGCCTGGCTGGTCTCCGTCAGCTCGCGGAACAGCTCGTTCCGCTCGATCTCGGCCTGGACGCCGCTCGTCGCCTCGCCGCCGGCGGACGAACCGCTGGCCGACCCGGCCGTGCCCGTGGCCTGCAGCAGGTTGGCGATGCGGAGGATCTCCCGGAGGTGGAGCTCGACGAGCTTGAACTTGATCTCGATGTGGCTGACGTCGCCCTGCAGCACGAACGGCACGTGCTGGGCGTCGAACTTGAACCACATGATCGTGTTGGCGCCCCACTGCAGGTTGACCGGGTTGCCCTCCTCGTCCTTGAGCGGCAGCCCGTCCTTGCTCGGGACGCAGTAGAGGGCGAGGTTGGCGAGCACGTCCTCGGCCGTCCAGCTCAGCACCTGCACGATCTGGCGCGTCAGCACCGCCATCATCGCGACCTTCGACAGGCCGAAGTGGCGGCGGTCCGGGTCGTTGCTGACCTGGTGGTAGAGCGTGGAGACCGGGACGCGGTCGACGGGGGCGAACCCGCCGTCGTGCTCCCACTGCGGCCCGGGCTCCTGCCCGCCGGCGGCCGGCGCGGGCGCGACCGGCTTCCGCCAGCTGCGGATCCAGTACGCCGTCGGCTCGGCCGCCGCGCCCGGCTCGGCGCCCGGGCGGGTGACGTCGAGCACGCCGTGCGTCACGTACGCCTCCGCCGGCGTGACGTCGCCGGCGAACGGGTCGGTCTTCTCGTTGCCCGCGTCGCGGAACCGGAGCCAGTTGTAGGAGTGGTTCGGCTGCGCGCTCCAGTGGATCCGCTGCAGCGGCGTGACGGGCATGACGTACGGCGTGAGCTTGGCGGCCGCCTCGTCCGCCCGGGTCAGCGGGGCCCGGCCGGCCGGGAGCTGCGGGTTCTCGACCAGGACGTCGACCCACCCCAGGACCTGGGCGAGCGGCAGGGCGCTGTTCTTGGTGAAGCCCTCGAAGTCGCGGCCGTTGCCGTCGCAGTTCTTGAGGAACGCCTCCAGGTCCGGGTCGCCGTTGACGTCGTACGCTGGGCTCTCGCTGAACAGGTACCCCTTCGCGAGGTTCACGATCATCGGGACCAGGTTGTAGACGGCCGCGAGGGCCTGCCGCTTGGCGTACTTCGCATCGGGCTCGTCGGCGCTGTGCCGCAGGACCAGCGCCTTGAGCTTGGTCGCGTCGAGCTCGTACAGGTCGAGGTAGAGCCGCCAGAGCTCCCGGTTGTCGGTGAACTCCTTGCGCTCAAGGGACGGGTCGAACTTGGGTTGCGCGGCGAGGAGGGCCGCCAGCGCCTCGGGCAAGGGCATGGCGGGAAGATGCCGGCCGAAGACTGCGGGCGCTAGTTCGTGGCGACGTGTGGCGACGCGAGTGCCGCACAGTTCACTCCGGCGGGTCCAGGTACTCGCCCCACGGAGTAGGGGACGTCGGCCGTTGCTCCTGGACCGAACGTCCCATGTGCTTCGTGGTGCATCGCCGCGGCGAGTGAACCTACGCGCGCGGCACCGAGCGGCCTAGTTGGTGGCACGACCCGACGTGACGCCGTGATTCGGCAGGTGCAGCCCGCTCGTGCTGATCCGGTCGCACGGGTCGCCGAACATCCGGTAGCAGTAGTACCGCAGCGCCGCCAGGCAGTGGTATCCGCGGAGCTGGTGCTTGTCGGGCCACGGCGCCTCTTTCAGGTCCTTGATCAGCCGGTGGCACCGCGGGTGGACGTGCAGGTGGACGTGACCGCTCGCCGTCGCGAGCCGCCCGCGGACGGCGTTGAGCGTGTCCTTCACGAGCGGCGGCGCGTCCAGCTCCTCCCACTGCACGTTCAGGTCGCCGAGCCGGCTGCGGAGGATGTCGTAGTCGCTGACCCCGATCGGGCTGTGACGCTGGTTGCCCGCGGCGTCGCCGTACAGCCTGATCATCCGCGTGTTGTACCCGTTCTTCGCGACGCGCTTGCGGAACTCCGCGGCCGAGGCCTCGGTGCTGCTGTCGTTCAGCACGATCTCGTCCATCACCCAGACGCGGCCCTTGTACGTCTGGCACAGCAGGCTGGCCGCCGGCACGACGCCGAAGTCCATCGTCCAGTCGAGCGGCAGCAGGGGGCAGTACTCGACCATGTCCTCGTCGACGTGGTACGCGCGGTCGAACTTGGGCAGCGCCTTGCCCTGGCTCGACACGAACCGCCCGCCCATCTCCTGCTCGAACGCGTGGTCGTCGAGGCTCTTGCGCAGGCTCGCGATCTCGGCGGCCGAGAGGATGTCGGCGCTCTTCCAGTGGAAGCTGCACGTGTCCGGGTCCTTGGCCTTGGCCCGGTCCGGATCCCACTGCAGGCCGATCTCGTAGAGCTCCTCGTACTCGCCCTGGTTGCGGCCGACCTCGTCCGGCACGCCGACGAAGCACGCGCTGCCCTCCCGGCCGACGGTGGCCAGCGCGGGCCGGACGTTGAGCGAGATGCACCGCGGCGGGCAGTCGGCGATCTCGTCCCCGCCGAAGAAGTCCCAGGGCACGCCCTCCATGCGGCGCGGGCGGTCGAAGCCCATGATGCGGATCATGGCCCCCCACTTGGTCCGCACCTCGAGGCGGGTCTCGCTCGGCTTCCCGGCCAGCCAGTGCGACGGGACCATCGCCTTGATGTCGTCCCAGAAGATGTCGCGGGCCTGTCCGAAGCTCGGCGCCGCCAGCAGGACCATCGCCGGCCACGCCCGCTTCTTCAGCAGCTGCATGACCGCCATCCGCTTGAGCAGCTCCGTCTTGCCGCTGCGGCGGCCGCTCGGGTTGATCTTGAACCGCGCCCGGTGCCAGACGAAGGACTGCTGCACCGGGTGGGGTTTGAGGGTCGTCCACCGCGGCGTGAGACGCAGGTACTTCGCCTCCACCGCGGCCTGGTGACGCGTGACGGGGCGATCGGGCAGCCCGCGAGGTTGGGTAAGGACGGTCACCACGCGCAGTTCGCTGAGAGGATTAGCAGGACGAAGGTGGACGGCGACGCAACGGGGGGGGCGTCAGCGGAGGCAGCGGCCCGACGACGCTTAGCGGACTCACTTTTCTGTTGCCGATAACCCGCAAAACGTCGCTGCGCTCAGGATGACGTGGGCCGCGCAACGTCAGGTAGGGGGCAGGGATATCCTCAGCCAGCAAGCCTACGGGCGTCATGCCGCTTCTCGGGCCACAGCCGAACACCAGCACCCGGGTCACCAGCACCCGGGTCACCAGCACCCGGGGCAGGGGCTTGCCCATCGCCTCGAGGTGGGCAAGCGCCGCCACCAGTCCATCAGTCGACAATCCTAATTCATCATTCATCACTTCACCGGCCTCGCCTTCTCCGGCTGGGTCAGCCCCTCCACGCCCTTGGTGATGCTCGTGCCGAGCTGCGGCTTGGCGTCCGGCTGGTCGGGCATCGCCGGCATCGCCCCCTCCGGGATCACCGCCGCCGCCTGCCCCCGCGTCTCGAACATCGCGTCGTCGTCCGCCCCCTGCTGGCCCACCTGAACGACCAGCGGCATCTGGGCGGCGATCCGCCCGAGCTGCGACACCAGCCGCACGGCCGCCACGGCCGCCTTCATGTCCCAGTTCACCGGTTCGAACACGTTGATCGTCTGCCCGTGCGCCCCCTCCTTCGTCACCTTCCTGGCGAGCCCGAACTGGAGCATCGCCTTCGCCTTCTCCAGGAGCAGGCACCGCAGCTCCCACTCCTCCTGTTCTTGCTGCCGCTGCCGCTGGATCCGCCCCGCCTCCCAGTCGTCGACGACGGCGGCCGTGGCCACCTGGCGGATCGCCTCGACCCGGGCGGTGTCGGCCACCCGCTGGTCCCGCTCGTCGTAGGCGCGTGCGCGGCCCTGCCAGTCAAAGGACTTACACCACTTCCGCCACCCGCCCGGGGCGCGTGTGTCCTCAGCGCACCCGGGACGCGCCTGGCGGTACGCGGCGTCGTAGCTGCGGTTGGGGCCGAGCTTGAGGTAGGCCTGGAACGCGAGGAACGCCTGCGGCGGCTCCGTGGGCAGCTGGGCCCACGGCGACGGCTTCGGGTTGTCGGCGGCTGGCCCCCGTCCGGGGTCCGGCCCTGCGTCGCTCGTCATGTGGCTCGGCCCTCGCCCCGCGTCCGCGTGGGTGTGGGGTCTTCGCTGCGCTCAGGATGACGCATCCCCGGCAGGGCGCGACTCTACCGGGCGGGGCGCGGCGGGCCGAAGTTGTGAGCGGACATGGGCTTGCCGTGGGCGCACCGGGCGCGTGCGGGAAATCTGACAAACGGGCGGTAGGCCGCTCCTCTCGTGCGTCCCGTTGGGGGTAAAAAGAAGGCCCGCCGTGCGATGCCGGGGCCGTGGGGGCTAAAGCCGGCATGCACGGACGGGCCGCGGGTACGGTCCGGATGTCTTGGCGGGCGGTCAGGCGACCCGGCAGCCGGCGAGCCTCTCATTCCCCCGGCGTTCGGCCCTGAGCTGTCGGGCGACTAAGGACAGTCGCCCGGCGGCGTGCCCCGGCCCTGCCGTGCCCGGGGCGGCGGCCGAGGCGCGGGCGGGGGCGCACACGTGCCCCGCCGGTAGCTGGTCCACGTAGGCGAACACGCAGCCCCCGGACGAGCGGCGGCGGCCGTTGATGGCCCCGCACACCTGGTCCGCCGTCCGGCCGATCGACCGGGCCGCGTCGCTGACCTTCGGGAACACGGTCGGCAGGCCCGTGCCCACGTCGATGGGCGTGAACGTGGGTACGCCGCGGGCGTCGACCCGGTGCATCAGGATTACCGGCCGTGCCGCCCCCCGGCGGCTCTTCGGCGGTCCGGGCTGGCGGCCGAGGTCCTTGTCGACCCGCCGCGCGTACTCGCGCACGCGGGCCTCCCGCCGCTTCGCCTCTTCCTCCTGGGCCTCCTCGATCCGCCGCCGGGTGTCGCGTTCGGCCAGGTCGGCGAACAGCTCCCGGAGCGACGCGTTCTCGACCGCCGGCAGCCCGGCCATGTCCGGCCCGGCCACCGTCTGAAACAACCCCGACGCCGCGTGTGCCCAATTCATCCGCTTGCCCTTCGCCCCCACGGCCAAGGTCAAGCCGTTCCCATTCACTGCCCGTTACTCGAACCCGTTCCCCCGCCCCGCTCGGCCGCCAGCTTTGCCCGCAGCTGGTCGGCCGTCGGCGACTTCCCGTTGTGGTGGCTGCCGTGACACACGTCGCACAGCCCGAACACGTTCTCCTCGTCGTCGTGCCCGCCCGCCCCGCGGCTCTTGGCGTGGGCCCCGTGGACGGGCCGGTCGTACCGGCCGCACCAGAAGCACCACCGCCGCTCGACGTTCGCCATCACCGCCCGGTCCCGGCGGCGGACCCCCGGCTTCTCGATCCACCGGAACGTGCCGTCAGGCATCGGCGTCCCGCCGCGTGCGGGTGACCGCGCGGCACCGCAGGCCCTGCTCGGTGTAACGCTGCATGAGCTCCGCCTGGTGCAGCTCCGAGTTGCACTCGACCTCGACGGCGGGGTACCGCTCGCGGCGCTCCTGGCTCCCCTGGTCGGCGGGCGGCTCGTCCCCGCCCCCGCCGAAGTCGGTGGGTTCGCCGCCGCCCGCGTCGGCCTCGGCCTTGGCGGCCTCCTGCAGCATGATCGCCAGCTCGTCGGCGGACAGTCCGATCCCCTCGAGGCGGATCCCGTAGTCGGCCGCCTGGCGTTGGATGACGTCCGCGTCCAGGTCACGGCTGCGCAGGGGGATCAGGTTGTCCGCCAGCGCCAGCTCCCGGCCCTCGGCCGTGTCGATCGAGACGTCGGTGCGGCGGACCGCGACGATCTCCTGGCCGTTCGTGTCGATGATCCGCACGCGGATCATGCCGGCGTTGACGGCCGCCTGCAGGACTTGGTTGCCGCCGAGGACGTTGTTGTCCTTGTCGAGGGCGATGGAGCGCATGAACCCGAGGCGGCGCAGCACGTCCTCGAGCAGGCCGAGGCCCCGCTCGGTGCCGCGGTTGGCGTTGTCCTGGTCCGGTATGAGCTCGTCGACGGTGGTGACGCGCTGGGTGCCCGACGGGATGAGGGTTTGGTCGTTCAGCAGGTCCTCGAACGCGGCCGGTGGCCGCTACGACAACCTTGCCGCACGTCACCAAACACGTCCAGTAAGCTCGGTCGATATAATGAGTTCGTGGTCCCGCCGACGGCCCAAAGCAGTACCGCCCCGGGTCTCGCCGCGACAGCGGGCTCCGGTGATCACACGCCCGGCATCGCCCCGCCGGCGAAGTGGGTCAAGGTCAAGTTCGAGATGGACCCGCGCGAGCACTTCAAGGTGCTCGCCCTCAAGACGGGCACCCGCAGCAAGGCCGAGCTGTACCGGAAGGTCATGAGCGCCGGGATCCGGGCGCTGGGCGGGTGACCGCGACGCAGCGGAGGCCGCACACCCGCTTGGCGTGCTTGAGCGTCCGCTTCACGCCGTTGCTGGCCGACGTCCCGCCCCGGTCCGAGCGGACCGCCACCCGGAACCCCATCACCTGCAGCTCGCCGCTGGCGCGGGCGTAGCGAAGGATCTCGGCGACGCGCCGCTCGACGTCGGCCTGGCGGCACTGGCCTCGGGCCCCGGGCTCGGGCACGAACGCCATCGTCCAGACCTCTGCCGGCGGCGCCGGCGGGCGCAGGGCGGCCGCGGCGGCGTCGCGGGCGCGGCGACGCCGGCGCGCGGGTGGGGATGCGACGGCCGGCGCCACCGCCGCGATGATACCCGCGGCCGCGGGCGGCGCGGGCGGGTCAATCGGCGGATGGGCAGGCTGGCGGGCCACTGGCGGGCACGTTAGGCCAGCGTCCGCGACGGACCGAAGTTTGGGGCGCCCGCAGGATGTTCAGTGGCGAACTAACCGGGACATGGCGTTCTCCGTTGTCTCAGGACGCTTGCCGCGTCACAAGCGCCGCCGGGTACATCAGCGCCGTCGCCGTAACGTCGTCCTTCTTCAGCTCCACGACCCCCATGCTGCTCAGCTTGTAGAGCGGGTTTCGGAACCCGCTCGACCGCACGTTCGTGTACTCGGTCGCGGCGGTGAGCTGGTCCCGCGTCATGCGGCCGCCGCCGGCGTGCAGCGCGTCGAACAGCTTCCGCTCCGGGCCGTCCATCACCTTCCGCAGGTGCGCGTGGTGCTTGGCCAGGTCGGTCCCCTCCGCCGGCCACGTCGCCATGTGCCGCCCGGCGTCCGTCAGCGCGTCGTCCCGCACGAGGCCGTGCGACTGGCAGGCGTACAACGGGTTGCGGAACCCGCTGCTGCGGACGTTCGAGTAGCCCGCCAACGCGGCGACGCTTTCGCGGGACGGCTGCGCGACGCCCATGGCGTGCCAGTAGGCGTAGGCGTCGAGGATCTTCCGCGCCGGGCCGTCGAGCTGGTCGCGCGACGTCGGCGCCTCGCCGTCGGGCGGCGCGGATGCCGGACGGGCGTCGCGAGTGAGCACGGGCGGCGGCCGAGACGGCGGCGCTGCCAAGTTCGAGGGCGGATGTATCGGTGTGCGGTACGCCGGTACATCGACCTTCGCGGCCGCGACTGAGGCGGGCGCCACCATCACCATCGCCTTCCCCACGAACTCCGACCTACCCAGGAGCGGCCCCAGTTCGCCAGCGGCCTTCACCGCCAGCTCGCCGGCGGCGTGCAACTTGGCCACGGCCGACTCGAGCCGCTTCACGTGCTGTTCCTTCACGAGGTACCTCACCTTCGGTTGTGCGGCGCGGGCCGCGAGTTGCTTCTGCGCGTCGGCCAGCTCCTTGCGCGCGGCCGCGAGCTGCTCGCGGAGCTTGGCCGGGTCCTGGGCCTCGGCCTTGGCGATCGTCTCGGCCAGCGCGTCCTTCCACCGGGCCAGGTCGACGCCGGCGAGGCTGCGGGGCTCGCGGCGCTTCACGCCCACCGCAGGCGTCGCGCTGCTGTCGAACGTCTCCTTCGGCCGGACCTGCACGCGGCCGAAGAACTCCAGCCACGCCGGGCTGCTCACGTACGCCATCCCGTGGTGCAGCTTCGAGACGTTCTCGCGGAAGTCCGCGAGCTGCTCCTTGGTCAGTCCGTGGCCCTTGAACCACCGCACGACCTCGTCGATGTCCCCGGGCCCGGTGAAGCCCAGGCAGACGAGGAGCTCGGTCTGGTTGACCGTCGACTTGTCGATCACCTGCGGCCGCTGGCTGATGAGCGTCGCCCCGATCCCGCGCTGGCCGCCGCGGCGGATCAGGCGGTCCGTCGCCTGGCGGACCCGCTCGTGCTCCTCGCTCCGCGGCGTCTGAGGCACGAACTCGTCGGCCTCGTCGATGAACACGTGCAGCGGGTCGCGGGTCGCGTGGTAGAGCCGCTCGATGAAGTCGGCTCCGAACGTGTGCTGCTGCTCGGGGACGAGCTCGGACAGGTCGAGGACGACCGGCGTCCGCTCGGCCATGACCAGGTCGGCCAGCACGCGGCCGCCGCCGGGCTCGAGGGGGAGCTGCCCGCGCTTCCCGCCGCACACGAGGACGGGCAGGCCGCCGGCCTTGGTGCCGTCGCGGCCGGCGCGGAGGCCCCACCACGCGCCCATCGGGTCGAGCGCGACCCACGGCTGCCCGGCCTTCGTCAGCTCCTCGGCCTGCACCATGGCCGTGTAGCTCTTGCCCTTGCGGCGCTTGGCGAGCAGGGTCTGCGTCTCGGTGACGAAGCCGATCGGGAGCTTGAGGTCCTCACTGATGTTCAGGACGTGTGGTTTGCTCATCGCTTCCTTTTGGATTTGGCCGGGCGTGGCGGCACCGGCGGGACGGTCGTGGCGACGAACGCCCGCAGGAATGCCAGCCCGGACCCGGGGGCCGGGCGAAAGACCATCGGACGGCCGGCGGCAGGCCCAGACGGACCCGAGATCGGCCGCGGGACGGGCAAGCCCTTCACCAAGTGTGGTCGGTGCTCACTCATCGGATGTGCCCTCGTCGCGGACCAGCCGCAGATGTGTGGCCCGCCGTCCGCCGAACGCGTCCGCCTCGACGGGTGCCGACTGCCTCACCGCGCGTACGCCGCGCCGGGGGCGGTCGCCGGTGCGAACCATCGCGATGCACGCCCGCACTGCATCGAGCGGCGAGCGACCGGTCGCGAAGTAGTAGTGGTGGTCGTGGTTGATCCGGCACTCGTACCGGCGCCGCAGCCGCCCGCTCGTCGCGTGCGCGTTGATCGTCTTGACGGCCCAGAAGTGGTAGACGTCCAGCAACGCGAGCAGGTTGTCCGTGCTCTGCGTTTGCAGCGGCGGGCCTGAGATCTTCATCGTCACCGGAGCGGCCTCCCGTCGAGCTCGTGGTTCTTGTGCCAGCACTGGGAGCCGAACTGGTTGGCGAGCCGGCTGATCCAGCCCTTCGAGTAGTGCCGCGGCAGGCGAGCCCAGTACTCGCGGCACGGCAGGTACATGCGGAATTGGGTGAACGCCGCCCCGTGGCCGCCGCCGGGGTACGTGAAACACTCGACGGCCCCGTAGTCCAAGTACAGCGTCACGTGGTACCCGCCGTCGGCGTCCGTCCGCTCGCCGACGCGCCGACAGCGGGCCTCGCTGTGTTGGAGGTTAAGGTTGATCTTCGCCACGGCGTTCACCGCCCCTTCCGACGCCGGCCGGCCAGCCGTTCCTCCGCCGCGCGGCCGAGCGCGGCGACGGCGTCCAGCGTCGGCTGCCCGAGCGACCGCTTCACGGCCGTCCCGTCGTGCGGGTCGATCGTCGCGGTGATCGTCTCGTCGGCCGTCCCGTCCGCGTACTCGACCCGCTGCCAGCTCAGCGGCCCGGCCGTCCGCCGCCTGCCGTTGACGGTGAGGGACATGCCGCCGATCGACACGTTCGCGACGCTCTTCACAGGCTTCGCCGGCGTCCTCTTCTTCGCCACGCCACTACCGCTCCTTCCGTTCCGTGATCCTGCCCCACTCGCAGACCCACACCGGGATGCACCCCCGGGGCCTTCGGCCGACGCGCTGCCGCGGGACCGGGAACCGCCGCGCCACCTCCTGATAGCCGTCCCCGTCGCACGTCCCATCGCCCTTCATGGTGATCCCCAGGGTGATGACTTACTTGGCTCACCAGACACCTGAAACCGTTCCGCCGGCCGAGGCCGGCTAGTTTTGGTCGATCGGCCCGTCCGGCAGATCGACCAGCATCCAGTTGGACGAACCCTGTTCCCAATGGGAGCGGCTCATGCCGCAGTCGTCGCATACTTCGATCGTCTGCAAGCCCGGCTCGTCTGGGCTATCGACGTAATGCGTCCGCTCGTGCCGACACGTCACCTCGGCGGGCGGCACCTTCACCAGCTTTCGTATCAGGGCGTCAAAGTTGCCATGGCCCGGTGGCTTCTGAGGGGCGTCAGCCATTGATCTTGACCACCTTCCAGCCCTCGTAAAACTGCGGGTCTTCATCGAATCGGCGGTGGTAGTAAGCAGCCTTCTCTGGCGTCACCTCGCGCCAGGTGCCGCCGCCCATGGCGTCGTAGAGGAGGCATCGCGGTGGGCACAGGTCCAGCGTCTCTCGCGCCGTTTCGCCCGTTCCGTCGTTTCCGTGCGGCATTGGTTGCTTCCGCCCTTCGGCCTTCAGTCTTCGACTACTGGCGTGGTCACGGCGTCGTACTCGACCCCCGTGACGCCCGACAGCGTGCCCCGGCAGACATCTCCAATGGCGTCTCGATCGCCTTCGTCGCACCCACCAGTGACGAAACCGAGGATTTTCTTGAGAGCATCAGCCATGACGGCGGCGTTCTCGATGAGTCGCCGGTGTTCGTCCGACAGCGGCCAGACGTTGATCGCGTCGGTATCCAGAACCGTGTTGCCACGCCCGTCCCGAATCCAGACGTGGCCGATCACGGCAATCGACCCGTCGCCGAGTTTGCCAGTGCCGGCGGTGGTGACATCAATTTCCCATTTCATTCCTCACTCCAATCCCATAAAGCCGCAGCCGTCGATCTCGCACAGTTGGCGTTAGGTGACGCGACGGCCGACCGTCGTGCCCATCACCTCACCTGCTCCCGCGGCACGAGCGGCCGCTCCCGGTACCGGTAGACCTGACCTTCGGCCGTGGAAACGATCACGACCCCGCCGTCGACGCGGTACACGTCCCCCGACCGTGTCGCCCGGCACTTCAACGCGCGGATCGACCTCCACCACGTCCGGGCCCAAACGCCGCCCTCCTTGAGGATCTGGACCTGAGCCACGCCGCTACCGCCCCTTCCGCCGCCCTGCGGGACGGGTCCTGTAAAGCTCCCCCTGCCAATCCCAGCCTTCGGGGACGGGCAGCGCCCAGTTCGCGATCACCCGTTCCCAATCGATCTCTCCGGCCACCTCCGCGATGTTGCCGGCCCGGAACACGGCCGCGAACTGCGCCTGCACGTGGGGCAGGCGCAGCGCCGTGGCGGCGTCGAATTCGGGCGACGTCCACCGCCCGCCCATCACCTCTTTCAGCGGACCGGTGACGACGAAGCAGGTGACGGCGCAGTCGACGCAGCACCCGCGCGGCACGAGGCTCTTGCGGATCGGGTGGGCGCTCGCGGTCGTCTCGCTCGCGACCCGACACGGCCGGCCACACCGCAGGCAGGCGCACGTCCCGGGCGCGGCGGCGGGCCGAGGCTGCGGAACGGCAAACAGGCTCTCTGACATCGTGGCTCCCTTCGGTTCACCCGCCGCCAAACCGGTGGGTCTGTCTACTGCTGATCAGATCCACGGCCGTCCTCGGCGACGCCCGGGTCGTCGCCGCGTACGGTGCGGGCGTGAATCCGCACTCGATCGCCCACCTCACGCCGCAGCAGCTGAACGCCCTGCGCGAGCGGATCCGCCGCGACGGGAGCTACTACCGGCGGCTGGCCAACCGGCTGCAGCAGTGGTTCGTCCGCGACCGCCCGACGCACGTCGCCCTGTGCCGGGCCTTGCGGGCCGAGGACGCCCTGCGGCTGCTCGACTGGGCCGTCGCCGACGCCGCCCGCGGCAGCGACGGCCGGGCCGCCGACCCGACCGACTGGCTCGGCGACGGGATCTGACGCCAGCTCGCGGCCGCAGTACCGGCACGCGCGGCGGTGCGCCGGCACGCTCGCGCCGCACCCGCCGCAGGCCCGGTCGGCCACCGGCGGCGGCGACGGGAAGAGCGCCCCCGCCGGCTGGGCCGACGCCGCCGCCCGCGTGTGCTCCATCACCCGCGACCGCCACGACGACGTCGGCGACGGGCGGGCGCCGTAGTTGTTCCGGCGGTTGCTCACAGCCAGATCTCCCAGAGCTGCTTGTCGCATGTCGGATGTCGGTCTGTTCGCGTGTGTGACAGCCGGGGCCATGCCTTAGCCACGCCACACCGCCTTCCGCGCCGGCGTCGGGGCGAACAGCCGCAGCTGGGCCCCGGCCCGCGGCTGGCCCGGCGGCGGCCGCGGCGGAGTTGCCGTCGCACGCTTCGCCGTCTTCGTCGCCGGCGTCCCCTCCGCGATCCCAGCCTCGATCGCCTGGCGGATCCGCGGGGCGACGTCGAGGCCGACGATCGCGTCGGCCGCCTCCGCGTCGTCCCACGTCCAGAACTTCCGCCCGCCCTGCGCCTTCACCGGCTCGCGAAGCCGTGTGACGTCGCTCAGCAGCCACGCGAACCGCCCGGGCGTGTAGTCGCCGAAGGATCTCTCGGGATCCGGCGGCGGGACCTGCTCGACCCGCCCCGGCGAGAGGTTGTAGTGCCCCGCCGCCGGCTCCCACTGCCACGACCGGCCGGGCACCGGCGCGAACCGGGCCGGCGCGTGCGGGATCCGGATGCTGGCGGCGACGATGCCGACGGCGAGCACCTTGCCGAACGGCAGGTCGTCGACGCCGCCTATCCCCGCCGCGGCCAGCGCCGAGCGGAACGGCTCGGACGCGCACAGCGCCGCGCAGTCGTCCACCGTGAACGGGCGGCCGTCGCCGAGCTTGCCGAACCCCTTGGTCGCGTGGATCGCGACGGGCCCGAAGTGGTCGGACCGCCACGAGCGGGTCTCGAACCGCTTGGCGCCGATCGCGACCAGGGTGGCCCATGGCTGCCATAACGAGATCGTTCTCATCGTCGGGCCTCCGGCGGGATCCACCGCATGCCGCAGAGCGCGAAGTACTGCTGCTCGCCCGGCACGCTGACGCGCGTCATGCCGAGCCGGTCCCCGCGGCGGCACCCCGGGCACACGACCGGCTCGCCTTCGCCGTTCGTCCACAGCGCCTCCGGGGCTTCGCCGGGCCGCACGCGGAGGAGGCCGACGAACGTGCCCGACCACCCGCACGGGCAGGTGACGGCGCTCTTGTCCCACACGTAGCCGCCGTCGTTCACATACCCGTGGCCCTGGAGGCTGGTGACGAGCCGCCTTGAGAAGTCGCCCGGACCGGTGCGTATGGCGAGCTGGGCGCCGAAGTTGTCGGCGTCGGCCGTCCAGATCTCGTGGCAGCGCCCCCGGTACTCCGAGCCCCGGTACTTGGGCCCCCACCGCGTGCCCGCGGTCCCGTACAGGTGCTTGGACACCGCGCCGCCGTGCAGCATGGCGTCCAGGTGGTGCCAGAGGAGGTTGACCGGCTTCGGCTCGCCGAACAGCCCGTCCCGCTGCTGCCCGACCCTCGGGATGACGACGTGCTCGACGTCGCCCACCTCCGCGACCCGCCGCCGCAGGCTGCCCGCCACCTCCCACCGCTCGTAGCAGGTCGACGGGAACAGGTCGCGGAACGCGATCGCGTCCGCCATCGCCTCCCGCCACGTCCGCTTGATCGCTGTCGTGCTCACCAAGACCTCCTGTGCAAAAGGGCGCCCCGATCCGTTACGTCACTGCGCGCGATTCACGGCGTCGACCAGTTGGGCGACTGCGGCCTCGACCCGGGCGACCAGGTCCGGCCCGTCCCGCACCAGCCGCGCCCAGCCCGGGCGCGGGTGGCGGACCTCGAACCACCACTCGCCGTTGCCGGCGACCAGCCCGTCGCCGACCCAGAGCTTGACGAGCACGCACTGCGTCGGGACGTGCAGCAACGCGTCGTGCGCCGCGTGCGTGACGTAGTGCGGCTCGATGATCCGGATCCACTGCTGTTCGGTCAGAAGCCCGTCCAACATCTTCGGTGCCCTCCGTGGTCAGCCGGCCCGGCGGCGGCAGTCGAGCCCGAGCAGGCCGAGCAGCTCGGCCTCCGTGTGTTGGGCCCGGAGCCGGTTGATGACGCTCGCGTGCATCTGGCTGACGCGCGACTCCGACAGGTCGAGCGTCCGGCCGATCGACTTCATGTTCATGTCCTCGTAGTAGTAGAGCGTGACGATCAGCCGCTCCGCCCGCGTCAGGCCCCGGCACAGCACGTCGCGGAACTCCCGCGCCGCGCGGCCGTCCGACGGGGACGTCCCCCGGCGGTCGGCGAGCATGTCGCCCTCGCGGACCTCCCGGCCGCTGTCGGTGTCGAACCACTTGCGGCTGAGGCTCGCCAGCGCGGCCGGCCGCGCGTCGGCGGCGATCTTGCGGAACTCCCGGCGCGACACCTTGAGCCGCCGGCGGAGCTCCTCGTCCGTCGGCCGCCGGCCGAGCGCGGCCTCCAGCGCCCGCGCCGCCCGGTCCACCAGCTGCGTCCTGGACCGCACGAGCCGCGGCACCCAGTCCATCGCCCGCAGCTCGTCGAGGATCGCGCCGCGGATCCGCGGCGCGCAGTACGTCTCGAACTTCACGCCGCGGCCGGCGTCGAACGCGTCGATCGCGTCGAGCAGGCCGAAGATGCCGGCGCTCAGAAGGTCGTCGAGCTGCACCTCGTCCGGCAGGCGCTTGGCGATGCGCTCGGCCTGGTACCGCGCGAGGGGCAGGTTCCGCACGAGCAACTCGTTCCGCAGCGCGGCGGAGCAAGCCCGCTTGTACTCGGCCCACACCGCGGGGGTGGGCCGCCCCCGCAGCGCCGCCGCATCCATGACCGCCGTCGTCCCGTTGCCGATCTCCATCTCGAAACACTCCCGTCCCGTCCCCTTGGTCAATCAATCGATCGCGCTGACGCGCACCCGCACGCCCGGCGTGCCCCGCCGCGACGCGTAGAACTTCCTGACCTCGCCCGCGCACACCTGGGCGTCGTCGGCCCAGAACCCGACGCCGGTCAACGCGTCGAGCAGCGCCTTCTCGCAGTTGTCCCGGTCCGGCTTCACGTCGTGCGGGACCTCGCCTTCGGGGTACTTCGCCCCGCCCATGTACCGCGGCCGGGGGAAGACGAAGTCGGCGTCGACCCGGATCGGCCCGCCCGCCGGCGACCGCGGGCGGTGCTTGGCCGCCGCCGCCGCGATCGCCGCCTTCCACCCGTCGGCCGTGCCCGGGTCGTACATCCCGGCCCGAGCGCGGGGGCCCCTGCCGCGGACGCACGCGCGCGGCCTCGGCTGGCCCACCGGGATCCCGACGACGCGGAACGCGACCGTCACCGGCCTGCCCCCTTCCGCTTCGCCTTCTTCGCGTGGGCCTTCCCCCCGCCCGCCGCCTTGCGACGTCGCTTGGCAGCTGCTGGCGTCGGTTCCTTATCGCCCGGCTCCGGCGTCGGGGCCCCGCCGTCCTGGACGAGCAGCGACTCGACCGACGGCCCGACCAGGTACCGCTTGCCCTGGTGCGTCGCCTCGCGGCCGGTGATGTCGTTCGACCCCTGCGGCGCAAGGTCCTTCGGCGCGGCCGCCGCGTCGTAGAGCGGGAGCAACTGGTACCGGTCGTCGCCGACGCCGGCCGGCGGCAGCACGCACACGTACGGCAGGCCGAACACGGTGACGACGCCGCGGAGCTCCGGGACGGTCCCGGCCTGCAGGGCGTTGCGGATGTGCGCGTGGCACAGCGCCTCCAGGTCGCCGGCGGCCAGGTTGACGTCGGACGTCGTCAGCTCCCGCCCCGCCCCGTGCTGGGCGGCCTCGGCGAACGTGCGCGGCGGCGACGTAGAGGCGTCCTTTACGCCTTGGCGCTGGGGCCGCGCGGCGGGCCTGGGGTTGGCGGCCCAATACGCGTCGGTCGCGGCGATGAGCTGCTCGGCGCCGCCGTCGCCGAGGCCCTTGATGTCCTTGCGCCACCAGTCGCCCTTCGAGGCCTGCCAGTCCGTCAGTTGCCCCAGCGTCTCGATCGGCGGCGTGTGCTCCGCCAGGACCTTGAGCTTGGCGGGCTTGATCGCCGGCTCGAGGGAGTCCAGCCGGACGGACCGCCAGGCCTCGTCGTCGAAGGGGGCGGACGCCGACGTGCCGGGCGCGGCGTCGGGCGCCTTGCCCTTGGCCGCCTTCTTCTCCTTGCGGTTGAACTCGAACCGCTCGACGTGGCCGCCGCTGCAGAGTTTCACCAGGTCCGTCTTGGCGTCGTCGATCTCCTTCAGCACGGCGTTGTGCGCGTCCATCGCCTTCTTCCGCTCGGCGGTGGCTTCGGCGACGGCCGTCTCGCGCTTGGCGGCCGTCGCCTCCAGGTCCCGGATCTCCGCCGCGAGGTCGGCGATCTGGCGCATCTGCCTGGCCATCGCTGTGACGGCCGGGTCGGGCTTCGGGCCCGCCGCCGCGGCGAGCGCGGCGCCGAGCGGCGTGGGCCCGACCACGCCGGGTACGGCAATGGCGGGCGGGGGCGGGTCCTGGGGGGCGGTCGTGAACGTTGCGGCCTGCGTCATCGGGTGCTCCTTTCAAACACGGCGTAACAGGGGAGGGTTGCCGGCCGCCGAGGCCTTCCTGGCCAGGGCGGCGGCGAGGACCCGGCCGCGGTGCTTCGCGCCGGGCGGAGCACGTCGGCCAGGTCCTGGAAGTCGATGCGTTCGCCCGCGAAGTCGGCCAGCGCGACGTCGGCCATGTCGCCGCCGACGCCGCCGAGGCCGATCGCGCGGCGGACGATCTCGGCGGCCGGGTAGTTGCCGTCCCGCGCGACCCGCACGGCCGCGGCACGCATCGGGTCGTCGGGCGGCGGGTCGGCCGCGGCCAGCCGGGCGCCGCGGGTGATGGAGACGGCCTCCTGGCGGAAGTCCATCACCGTCTTGATCGCGTGGTCCGCGCTCAGCGCGAACGCGACGCCGCGGCCGACGGTCCAGGGCGTCGCGTAGAACCGGTTGCCGGCCTGGCCGCACACAACGCCGCGGGCGGTCAGGAACTGCGCGTTGACCGGGAGCCAGTCGGCGAACGTCGCGGCCACCCAGGCCGTGAACGGGTCGCGGGCCATGCACAGCCGCTCGTCGGCGCGGCGGTACGCGTGCTCGGTGATGTGGGGGACGCACGGGATCACGAGGCACCTCCGGGGTTGAGCGGCTCGAACGCCCAGTGCCCGCCGGTGGGGCCGCCCCGGGTGAAGACGATGGTGCGGCGGTCGCCCGTCCTGACGTTCAGCCGGTCGAGCCGGTCCAGGAGGGCGTACGCCGATGACGGCTCGGCCTCGTCGGCGCACACGACGGCGGCGATCGTCCGGGCGCGGACGATGTCCTTGATGCGGACCGTCTTTCGGGTTCCGTAGGGCCAAGAGCGGGTCGTCACCGGCGGCCCCCTTCCGGGGCGCCGTCTTCGTCGTCGGGATCCGTCTTGCCACGGGCCTTATTTGCGGGCTTCGGCTTCGCGGTGGCCGTGGCCTTCTCCTCAGCTTTCAGCTTGGCCTTCGTCCCCCTGACGATCGCACCGAAGTCGACGCCGTGCCGCTGGGCGAACCGCTGCAGGTCCTGCGGCACCTTCAGAGGTGGGTATTGGTACTGGCTACCCAGCGACAGCAGGTGGTGGCGGACGAGCAGCGCCACGAGCTCGTCGCGGCTCATCGACTTCAGCCGCGGCTCGACCTCTCGCCAGCCTGCGGACTCCCACCCGTAGGCCTGCTCGATAAGCGGCAGGGCCGCCGTGTTCTGGCTACACCACTGCTCCTCGAGGATCTGCACAAGATCGGCGCACGACGGTCCGCCCGCCGCGGCCAGCTTCGCGTCAACCGCGGTCGCAATGGCGACGCGGCACGCGGCCCCAACCTTGCGGTCACGCTCCTCTCGCTCCTGTCGCTTCTTCCAGTCGTCCTCGCGCGACGGTCCCGGCGACCCTGTCGCACCTGGCTTCAGGCGGATCTGGACGACGGCGCCGAGCTTCGGGCCGTCGCCGTAGGGGCTGCCGTCCGACCCGTCAACGACGACGGCCGTCTTCAGCGTCCCGGCTTTGGCCTTCTTGGCCTCTTTCGCGCTCACGACCTCGTACGACTGGCGGCCGAGGACGCCCTTCTTGTCGTGGTAGCTGTTGGCCGAAATGCGGATGACGTCCCGCGCCTTCGCCTCGGCCTTCTTGACCTGCACCTGCACGAAGGCACGTTGCTTGGCCTTGTAGCAGGCCGGATCGGTGCATGTGTCGTCCTTCGCGACGTCCGCCCACAGCTCGCGGCTGTTCCCGGTGCGCTTCGGGCACGAGGTACATGACCCCGCCTTCTCGACGAGCGTCGCGTCGTCCTTGGGGAACAGCGCGGACTTCAGGTTCAGGTGGAACAGCCCCTCGATCTTGTCGCGGAGCCGCTTGAGCGGGGGGGCGCCGTGGTAGTCGATGCTTTGGAACAGGTAGTCCTTGAGCAGCCGCTCCTGCTGCTTCGCGTCGAGCCGAGCGATCAGCACGGCGTGCCCGAGGCCGATCGTCTCGGCCTCAAGCCACTCCCGCGCCTGTGGCACGAGCTTGAGCAGCTGCAGCCGGCCGCGGATGTAGTCGGCCGGCCGACCCGTCTTGAGGGCCAGCGCTGCGACGTCGTACCCGTGGTGCTCGATCAGGCGCTGGTACCCCTCGGCCTGCTCGAGCGGCCGCACGTCCTCCCGCTGGTCGTTCTCGATCGTCTGGATCTCCTCGACCGACTTGTCGTCGAGGATCCGCACCATCGCCGGGATGGTCGCGGCGCCGGCGAGCTGGCTGGCGCGGTACCGGCGCGCGCCCGCGACGAGCTCGAACGTCATCGAGTCGCGGAGGCCCGGCGCGTTCGCCAGCGTCTCGGCGGTGGGCTTGAACACGACACGGCCGCCGGTGGTCTCGCCCGTAGGCCGCACGAGCACCGGCTGGATCACGCCCTTCTGGCTGATGCTGGCCGCCAGCTCCTCGAGCCCGCGGAACGACTTGCGCGGGTTCGTCTTCGACTCGTGGATCCGGTCGAGCGGGATCTCCTGGAACCAATCGGCCGGCGGCGTCTCCGGAGGCGGCGGCGCGGCCTCCGTCGCCGCGTCGTCCGCGTGGACCTGCGCGTCCGCCGGCTCTCCCGGGGCGACCGCCGCACGGGCCGCCGTCGGCTTATCGATCACGACAATGCGCGTCGCGACGTCGGTGTCGGCGAACGTGCCCGCCGGCAGCTCGTGGTCCTCCGCCGCCGCCGCGTGTTCCGCGAGGAAGTCCTGGAACGCGACCGCCCTCTTGTCCGTGCGGCTGAGGATCCCGGTGCCGACGATCGCGACGAGGCGGCCGCCGGGCTTGAGCAGCGAGAAGGCGCGGAGCACGTGGTCCGCGTCCTGGCCGCCGCTGAACGGCGGGTTCATCACGACCCGGTCGAACCCCGACGGATCCGGGACCAACGCGTCGGCCGGCAGCGCGAGGAAGTCGCCGATCCTCACGGCCTCCTCGCCGGCGATCCCGTCGAGCGCGTCCCGGTGGGTCGGGTCGATCTCGACCATGTACAGGTCGGCCAGGGGCTGCGCGGCAAAGACGGCTGTCGCTATCGCGCCCCGCCCCGCGGACGGTTCGAGCACCGTCATCCCGGGCCCGATCGCGGCAAGCTGCGCCACCCGCATCGCGACGTCGGGCGGCGTCTCGAAGAACTGATAGCTCTGCTGGCGGTTGAGGACCTTCCCGTCGCCGAGCGCCGCATCGATGAGCGGCTTCGCCTCTGAGGGGAACACGTGGCACTGGAGCTTGCGGTTCCAGTCGCCGCCGAGTTGCTCGAGGACCTTCATCGTCCGCTGGTACAGCTTGCGATCGAGCTGCCCGCCGAGCTTCAGGTTGGCCCCGGAGCAAGACGCGCCGCGCAGCACGTCCGCGACGTCGTCGTCGAGCTTCACGAACTTCTGCCGGGCGGGCGCCGCCGGGGCGGCGTCGTCCGGGGGCAACTGGGGGAGCGCGTGCCGACGTTCGGACGCGCGGGGGGCCGTGGTGGCCGTTGACATGACTGACTCCTGTTCCGTGGACTCCGATCACCAGCCCCGTCGGCCGACGCGTCGCACCGCGCGGCCCGGGCACGTTCGTTCGCCCGCCCCGCCGTCAGGCCGGCGCCGCCGTCGCCAGCCGGTTGAACACGGCCAGCCGCACGAGCAGGACGTCGCGCGGCGACCGGGCGCGGGCGAGCTGCCGGCGGGCGACGTCGTTCAGCGTGGGGAGGACCGCGTCGAGGTGCCGCTGCCACTCGGCCGGCGTCAGGGCGGACACGGCCCGCTCGACGGCCTCGCCCTCCCGCCGGACGCGCGCCGCCTCCTCGGCCCGGGCGGCGGCGGCCCGGGCGGCGGCGGCGATCAGGGCAGCGGCGTCGGCCCGCGGCCGCTCGGGCTTGAGTTGGACGGGGTCGTAGTGGTCGCGGAGGGCCGCGAGGATGTACCCGCGGCGACGCTTGAGCTTGCCGGCCCGGGCCAGCGCGTCGGCGCCGGCGATCGCCGCCCGCACGTCGGCCGCGGCCCGGCCGGCGGCCGCGCGCCGGGCGACGGCCCGGTCGATCCCCTCGGCGGCGAGCAGGTCCTCCGCTCCCCCGCCGTCCTGTTCCCCGGGCGCAGCCTGAGCAGCAGCAGCAACTCCGGCGGGGGCCGCGGGCTGGCGGACGGCCGCGAACAGGCCCGGCTCGGCGGGCGGCGCTGCTGTCTTAATCTTCTTCTCTTCCTTATTGGTAGACCGGCCACTTCTGTCCGGTCCATACCGGCCAACCTTGTCCGGACTGGGCGCCGGCAGCGGCGGCACCAGCTCGGGGTGGCGGAAGCCGCTCATCCACTCGTGGGCGAAGAACCGGTAGACCAGCGGCCGGCCCCAGTCCTCCCGCCGCTCGTCGATCAGGCGGTGGGCGACGAGTTCGTCCAGGTATCGGCGGACGGTCCGCTCGCTGCACCCCAGGCCCTCGGCGAGCGCCGCCTGCCCGGGCGAGCAGACGCCGTCGCGGCCGGCGGCGAACGCCAGGGCGGCGTAGCAGAGCTTGGCCCCGCTGCTGACCTCCGGCCGGGCGAGCAGCCACCGGGGCACGAACGCCCCGACGAACATCCCCCACGGGTTGATGAACTCGGCCGCGGCCGGGTCGCGGCGGGCTTGCATGACGACGTCGGGGTGGCTCAA